GTATTCTTAATATTCTTAATATGTTTTATTTTTAACAATATTAAGAATACAATTATAATACAATTATAATATAGTAAAATGATTAATAATTTATCAGAATGTTTAATTTGTTTAGAACAATGTAAAGACGTTATAACATTCGATTGCTGCGGAGAATATGTGATTCACAACAAATGCTACAATAAATGGAAGGAAACTAATAAAACATGTTTAATTTGTAGAAATCCAATTACAGAAAATACTAATTTCGTAATATATTATGTAAATCTGGCTAGAATCAAAATATTTTTATCATGTTATTGCTTAATAATGTGTTTTAGTATTTTATACATTATAATTATATGTGATTTCAATTTTAAGAAGGATTATTGCGATCTATTATAATTTAGTATAATAATAAACTGTATTTTTACCGTTAACATCTAAAATTTCTACTGAAAATTCTTTATTAATTTTATAAATTTTATTTTTTTTAGCCAAGTACAATTTATCAGTTTCTTTTATAAAAAAATTGAAATTTTCTTTCAAATAAACAAATCCAGCTGAGTGATTTATAATTTTATCTCCTTTAACAAAATATTCGTTATATTTTACCTGAATAAAATCTTGATTATCCAAAATTTTATCAGGTGTAAATTTAGTTTTAAATTTCGTTTTTGAACTTTTAAATGCGTGGTAAAACTCGATCAGGATTATTATAAGAGTAATTATAGCAATTATGCTATACATAGTTTCAAGTTCAGTTATAACTATTAAATAAATTTCGTTTTTTAAACTAACTTAAAGATTTGAGTGATTATATATTATAAGTATACAGAATGTCATTCACGCAGATCCTCCCCGGTGAATTTGAGAACTCTCGCATCAATTTTCTTCCACCCAAGCCAAACAAACTTGGAGGACAAAGTGTACTAATTAATTATCAACCGGGGGACGCTGAACGAAACGGACCTTTTGTACTCCAAACTGCTCGCATGCGGGTTCCTTTTGGTGTAGATCAATCTAAGCCGGTCAACGGTGAGCCAGTCAAGTACCACGTTTCACTTTCTATGGGCGAAGAAGCTTCTCAAAATGTTCCTTTGGTCGCATTTAGGAATAGTGTTCGGGCTATCGACGAGTGTGCTAAGAATACTGCAATGAATACTGATAAGTGGTTTGGAAAAAAGTTGAGCGCAGAGCTTGTTAACGAATTTTATAAGTCATCTGAGAAATTCCCAAAGGACAAGAAGTGGGATCCAACTCTCAAGGTGAAGCTTCCATTGGACATTAGGACTGGAAAGCCACAATTCGTTATTTACGATGAAAACAAGACCGAAATAAAGATCGTCGACGAAGAAGGCAATGTAGATCTAAGTGCGATTCCGCGCGGCAGTGAAATGGTGTGTCTTATCCAACCTACTGGAGTTTGGTTTGTAGGCAAAACCCAATTCGGTGTCGGCTATAAGCTTCTTCAGGCTAAGGTGTTCAAAACTAACAAACTATCTGGATATTCTATCGTAGATTCGGATGTTGAAGAAGAAGTAGAACATACTGAGTGAATTTGATATATACAAAATAGATTAAATACATAACACACTAAAAATAAATAAAACCTAAACACAATTGAAATTAAATTAAAATATTTATTTTACCATAAATGTACTTAAGTTTTGGTAAAATAAATATTAGCATCAAAAATGCTATTTTTATAGTTCTGGCATTAATTTTATCTATTTTTTTAGCATATTACTTAAATTCGGATGACGATGAAAATAAATTAGAAAATTTTGGAGATTATTTTAGTTATGTATACGGAAAATTTTATTTTATTTATATAGTCATTTTTATGACATTAGTATTTTATAATTTATTCAATTTTTTATCTAATAATAGAGAATCGATAATGTCTAGGGGGCAGTCTCTAGTAAACAAAACTTTTGGACCAAATTTCATAAACAGATCAATAAGAGGCGGAGTAGACGCTAGTAATAAAATTTACGATTATAGCGGTAGAACCTACAATTATTTAAGACCTAAGAGAGCACAAATTAATCCAGCTTACACTGTAGAACCTTTATATGCTCCAACTGAATATCCAAAAACATGGATGCCGTCTAATGTACAAAAAAGCTATAATCCATTCGATTAAATTTATTTTATTTATTAATTAATAATGAGTAACCTGTTTTATCCACTAATAATACCAGCAATAGCTGTTATAATCTATTATTACGCTTTCTTTTCGACAGAAAAAATTAAGAATTATAGCAACACGTTGTACTTTATTTTCATTTCTCATTTAATTATACTTTATATGTGGCTTTTTATAGAAATTAGTGAAATGTCTATAGGTTCGCCTTTCAATACTTCAACGTCATTAGTTACTAATATAATTTATTACATGTTGTCTATATTACAATTAACACAAATGTGAATTTACAAAAAAAAATAAAATATAATATAATGTATTTATTAAAATGAATCCGTTATTATCTTTAATCGCATTTGTTATTAGTTCCGTAATTATGATTATTTATTATTTTAGCGTTTTTTCACAAGACAAAATTAGAAATTACAGTAATATAGGTTATACATTGTTCTTAACGCATTTAATAGTAATTTATTTAATCGTCTTTATTGTGTTATATTTATTTATCCAGACGATAATTAATTCAAAAAATATATACCCAAGAAGAAGCAAATACCCAGCGAATCCAAATTATACTCGACCAGGAAATTCAAGTTTTAAAGATTTATACTTTAATCAGAATTTTAATAATTTATTTAGAAGACGAAATAGAATACAACCCAATGTTAATAGTTTTAAACCTAATTACATTGTAGGAGACGCTTCGTTAGGTATTCCGTATACAGAATGGGAATAAAAAGAAATTAAGAAGAATAATAAACTTTCCTGATAGGAAACCTGTTAATAAAATCCTGACAATTACAACAGGGTTTGGAATTTACGCATTTTCCAGAACTGTTAACTCTAATTATAATTAATTCACACTTTTTAAGATCATCGATATGCAATTTTTTGAGAGCGTCATTGATAGCACTCACTTCTGCATGCAATGAAATTTTTAGTTTACAATTATAATTAGAATTAATATAAGTATTAAATCCCTTTCCAACTATTTTTCCACGATATATTATTACCGCACCGTGATTAAAGTTCATATCAGACTTCAATGCTTGATTATAAGCTTCGTTTATAAACAGTCGCTTAATCATTAAACTATTTAAATTTAAATGTAAATTCTTTTTAAGTTAATAAACGTTATATAAACTCGATTAAATTCTTTGTGTAATTAATCCAGTAGGCTGTTTAAAGCGTAATCGGATTAAAATATAGGTCTTAACGGCATATATGGTTCTTTATCTCTCAACCAATCGAAGTACATTATTAAAAAAACTAAAAATAATACACATATTACTGTAATAACAACAATCCAAAGAGGATTCATTGGTTTTTTTTTATCTTCCATGTTTAATAATATCTTTAGATTTAAATTTAATTTTTAATAATCGTATTGCATAAAGGCGTCAAGGTCATCGTATAAATCTAATGTTAATCGTGGTAATAAATTTGTATTATTAGAACTCGATATAAAATACCTTACTATAAAAAAACCAATTAAAATTATTAATAATAAAATAATTGTAGTTGTGATTGCAATTGTAAATGTATTATTTGAATTTCTTTTATCTTCTTCCATATTTATTAATTAATAATATATTAATAAAATTATTACACTTTTGAAAATTTATTGCGTTTACTTATTTATATAATTATACAAAATTATATTGAAGACCATGTTATATTTGGATTTAGAACCATTTGAAAAAAGAATTTTTTCACAAAACGGGGAAGATGGTATTACTATGAAACTTGTTGAATTAATTTATAACGGAAATAATGATAATAAATTTTATGTTGAATTTGGTGCTGCCAACGGTATTGAATGTAATACAAGAATATTAAGAGAATCATATAATTGGAAGGGATTACAAATGGACGTAAATAATGAAAATAATAATTTTAATTTACGAAAAGAATTTATAACAAAAAACAATGTAGTAGACTTATTTAAAAAATATAATGTTCCTCAAAATATCAATTTGCTATCTGTAGATATTGATTTTAATGATTTTTATTGTTTAAAAGAAATATTAAAGAATTATGTATGTGATATAATTATTTGCGAATACAACGCAACACATTCGGTAGATGAAGATAAAATAGTAATTTATGACGAAAATGGATGTTGGGATGGAACAAACTATTTTGGGGCATCGTTATTATCTTTTGATAAATTAGCAAAAAAATACAATTATTCGTTAATATATTGTGAAAAAAAGGGAGTAAATTGTTTTTTAATTCATAAAGATTTATTAAAAGATAAGAACATACAATTTAAAAATTTAGGAGATATATCTAATATATATAAACCTCCAAAATATAATGTTGGTCCAAAAGGAGGTCATCCACCTGACGTATACAATAGACGTTATATTTCATTTGAAGAAGCTATAAATGTATAAATGTGTAAATGTGTAAATGTATAAAAATTAAAGATAAAAAAATTTAAATAGTTATTTTTTTATCTTTATAGTAGTCCATTTATTATAGTGTAGTATTAAATTTTTTACCTACGATTATTACGCCTTCTATTTTTACTTCTCCCAAAATCAACCGGTTTAAATTGCTGATCTAGATAATTTGGGGGAATTTGCTGATACATCATACTTGACGGGCTCGGTCCTCTTTGTAAATACATGTCATCTAAAGCATTTATATCTTGTAGAGGCGCGCCAGAAGATTCTCCTAGAAAAGACGGTTGTCTAGGTTGATATAAACTCACCGGTTCCGTTCTTCCCAGTACTATATCCCAATAACCCTGTAAATTTTGAACAGTTGGTTGAGCAAGCCCTTGGCCAGTTAGCCAGTTTTTTAAATATGATATAGTGTAACCACCAGTCTTAGCTGTTACAGCTTCCCTATCAGCTCTTTTTCTCTCTAAATTTACCTCGTTGGCTCTTAAAGTTTCTGATCTACGCTCTCTATAAATTCGTTCATTTATTGGACCAGTCCAGTTAGGAATTCTACCACTTCTTCTTGGAAGCGTTCTTTGCGAGCCATCGTCTATTTCTTGTGTGCTATTATTATTTCTCAAATAAATACCAGATGCTGCTGCAGCTATTCCCCTTTGTAAATTGTCGTCTTGAAAATTCTCTGGTTGTAAATTTTCTTGAAACTGACGTTCTGCCTCATCTAATAGTGGCTGGCGCTGTTCGTTAAGTCCTTGTTCTCTAAAATTTCTAAATCTTGCATTAATGTTTCTTAAAGGGCTCGAAAATCTAAGCCATCTATTTAAAATAGAAATGTACCTCCTAATTGTAGATCTATATTTATAAACATAATAAATAGATACCAGTAATATAATTATTTTAATACTAAGTTTAAAATAATATCCAAAATTATTATTTTTGTCTCGTTCATCTGCCATTATAATTATTTACAATATATAAATATAATTATTTATCAAAACTCGAGAGGAGGAAATTCGTTATCACCAAATGAAAATATAGGTAGATAATATGAAGAAATATTACCGAACGTATTCTCTCCTTTATTATAAAAAAATAAATAAAATATTAAACCTAAAAATAATATTAGAGTTATTGATATTGTAATTACATAATACATTTTACGATTGGTATCGTCTTTATTTTCCATTTTATATATAAATAAATATTTAAATTGTTAAAATTAATATGTATTAAAAATTTAAATTATTAACAGATAGATAATGTCTTACAGACGCGGTGTTTTTATTAAAAATGCGTGTAAATTTCTTTGTGTGTCTGAAGAAGATATAATAGTAATTAATATGGAAAAAGGTATTTTCAATTCTACTATCGAAATTTGTAAAAAAAATAAATTCGATCTGAAGTGGTCTGACTCTAATTTTTTAAAATTATACTCCAAAGAAGCTAGAAGAATATTAGCAAATATTTCTTATACGCCAAATAGTATGGATTTTAAAAGAAGAATACTCGACGGTGAAATTTTACCCTACGACGTTTGTAGAATAACAAAGGAGGGAATGTATCCAGAATTTTGGAAAGCAGTAAAAGACGCGTATGTTCCAGAAAATATAAAAAATCCTTCGGAAAAACCAGATGGGATGATCAAATGTAGAAAATGTAAGTCTATGAAAACTGATTATTATCAACTACAGACAAGAAGTGCCGATGAACCTATGACTACATATGTAACCTGTCATAATTGCGAGCATAGGTGGAAATTTTAATAATTATTAATACGCCAAATTAAATACTTTAATTATCTTAATAGATTATATATTATATTACATTATATATTATGACAAGCACCACAAATATATCAGGTGTATCAAATATCACTGGTTATATTACCCGGCAAAAAACGAGGGATGGATTTATATACAAAGGAGCAAATAATCAGGATTTAGAAAGAATTAAATCTTTAAGAATACCTCCAAATTGGAAAAATGTTAAAATAGATAAATTATCAAAATCTAAGATACAGGCAACAGGTTATGATTCTAAAGAAAGAAAACAGTATATATATAATAAGGATTTTGTAGAAAGAAATAAAAAAAATAAATTTAATAAAATGAATTCGTTTGATTATAGTAAATATTGTAGAGTTTTAAGGCATTATATTGGATCTAACAATCTTTCGCGAGATTGTGTGATAGCTAATGTAATAAAATTAATGGAAGAACTAAATATTAGAGTAGGAAACGAATCTTATAAAAAAGAAAACGGAACTTTTGGAATTTCAACTTTACTTAAAAAACATTATAAAAATGGAAAATTAACTTTTATAGGTAAAAAAGGAATTTTACACAACAAAACTATTAAAAATCCGAATAGTTTAAACTTTTTAAATAGAGTTTTAAAAATTAAAGGAGAATGTTTATTTTATGACGAAAATTGTAGTAAAATTACTTCCTCCGATTTAAATACTTTTCTTAAAGAAAAAGTTCAGACGAATATAACATGTAAGGACATTAGAACCTACTGTGCCAATAAAATTTTCAACGATTTTATGAAAGGTAAAAAAATTGGAGCTAGTGAAAACGAACGAAAGGCAAATGTTTTAGCCGGGATTAAGTACACAGCTCAGGAACTTGGAAATACACCTAAAATTTGTAGAGATGCTTATTTAAGTCCTCAAAATTTAAATAAATATCTAAATAAAATAAAATAGATTCTAAAACTCCTAAATTGATTCAAAGTTTAACAAGGGCACAGATTAAGTCTAGATGTGCTAGAAAAAAAAAAGAATTAATCGTTTATATAATAAATTTTAAATATAGCTAAATTAGATAAATTGCCTATTCATGTTAACGTCCGTCGTTGCTACAATAATTTTAACGACAACTGTTAATGTCCAGGACGTAACATATTTATATCAGGTAGATCCGAATTCTAGAATACAAGCTTATTTAAAATCTATTAAAAAATGGTTATATGAGACAGATTTAAACATTGTTTTAGTAGAAAATAGTGGATATAACTTCGAAGAATTAAATATTGAAAAAGAAAATTTCAAATCTAGATTTGAAATTATAAGCTTTGATGAAAAAAAAATACCAGAAGCTGAATATTTACACGCATGTAGATATGGTAAAGGGAGGCATGAAATATTTTCAATAAATTATGCCTATAAAGTTTCAAACTTATTAAAAACCTCTGGCTTTATTATTAAAATTACTGGAAGATTTTACATTCCAGAATTTGAAAGTTTTTTATCATGCTACAATCTTTATAATTATGATTGTTTAGTTCAAAATAACGGATCTAGATGTGAAATAATTGGAAGTCATTCTAAAAATTTTTTTGAAATTTTTAACCAGGATGATATATTCTCAGAACATATAGAAGAAGTATACACACATAGAACAAATGCTTACAAGAATATAATAAGATGTAAAATATTTAATATAGAAGAAACTCAGAGAGGTGGAGATTGTTCTAAATACAATACTATGTAATTTAAGTTAATGTAATTGTAAAATTTAAATTAACTTAAATATTATGTGTATTATATAATAAGAAACGGTCAATAATGTTCAAAACTTTCAATGAAATTAATAAATGTATTACTTCTAAAGATGTATTCGATATTACAGGATTTAATCCTATTAATTTAGAATATTATCAGAAAGCTTTTATTCATAAAAGTGTATTAAGATTTTTATCTAGTCAAAATCTTAATAATTCTTATGAAAGATTTGAATTTTTGGGTGATTCGATTTTAAATCTAGTTATAGCTAATTTTATTTTTAATAGATACAAAAATGAAGAAGAGGGACACCTAACACGCATAAGAACTAAATTAGTTAACGGAAAAACGTTGTCTTATTTAGCAAAAAAAATTAAATTAAATGAATTCATAATAATAAGTAAAAATGTAGAAACAATTGGTGGTAGAGACAACGATAGAATAATAGAAGATGTATTTGAAGCTTTTATATGTGCTATTTTTTTAGATCTTGGATTTAAATACGCTGAAATTTTTATTATTACAACTATGAATAAATATTTAAATTTTGATATAATAGAAGAAGATAACAATTTTAAGGATATACTTTTGCGACAGTGTCAAAAACAATTTCAGATAAGCCCAGAATATGAATTAATTACAACAACGGGGCCTCACCATACTAAAACATTTACATCTATAGTTATTATAAATGGAATACGGCACAAAACCGGTACCGGAAAAACAAAAAAAGAATCAGAACAGAACGCTTCTAAATTTACATTAGAAAGTTTAAACGATCAGTTTGCTCCTGTACTACCAAATCCGCCTATTCCTCGCTCAGTTTCTGTAGAAACTTCTCCGATCTGATATCCAGGAAGCTTACCGCAAAAACTAACAATTTGAAAATAACAACATCCTTCCTGTAACAAAACTTCATTATCAGAAACATTATCAATAATTACGGATACATCTCCTCTATAGTTTTTATCTACAATACCGATGCTATTAGCAAGTCTAATACCAGTCTTAGCGAGTGAACTGCGTGGAACTAGCATATAACCAAGACTTTGTTTTCCTCTATAATCCAAGTTAATTTTAAAAGATTTTACACCAGGTGGTATCAATATAGATGTTTGCATCGGAATATCAAGTCCGGAGTCTTCATTCTTTTTTGCTTTAGCGTATGTAGGATGATTAACCCAATAATGACTGTTCAGAGCTTGAATTGTAATAAAAAATTTCATGTTATTATGTATTTGTGTAATTTATTTTTTTAAGTAATTTAATTTAAAAAAATAAAATATAATTGTGTAAATGGAAAATAACGTAATAAACCTAGACGATAAAATAATTAATGTAGGAAACGCCGGATTTATTAAACTTGTAGATTGTATGCCAAGAGTTATACCACCAGAATGCGAAGCATTGATGTGTGATTTTGCTATCGTTCAAGCTGCGCGCGTATCTTTGGATCAGGGTGTTAAAAATGTTGAACAGGATTCAAAATTAATCGATTTTCTTGTTAAACACAAACACACAAGTCCTTTTGAAATGGTAAAATTAAAATTTCACGTAAAATGCCCTATATTTATTCAAAGACAATGGATTAGACATAGGACAGCAAATGTAAATGAAATTTCTGGGAGATATTCAGTTTTGAAACCCGAATTTTATGTACCAGACAAGATTTGTGTCCAAGGAGAATTCAATAAACAGATGTCTGGAGATGAAATCAAAGATCAGGCTGTGATTGATTTATTCGATAAATACATTGAAACTGCCAATAAACAGTATTCTTTGTATAATGAATTAATCGAAAGGGGTGTATCGAAAGAAATGGCTCGCATAGGTCTTCCTCTAAATATGTATACAGAATTTTATTGGTGTATAGATCTTCATAACCTTCTTAATTTTATAAGATTGCGCTCAGCCGCCAATGCACAACCAGAAATAAGACAGTACTCAGACGCAATTAAGGAACTTATTAGAAATCTGTGTCCACACACTATTAAATCTTTTGAAAAATATAATACATTATAATGTAATTTTTTTTTACAAATGGATAAGATTATTTATACATTAATAAATTATATTATACTTAAATCTTGCGTTACAAATAATGTTATTAATATCAAATCTATAAACTAAATGTATTATTCTCAATGTCAAGAAGATGTTTTTCTAAATGAAAATATATTTAAAAACAAACAAAACGGTGTTTATATTGAACTAGGAGCACTAGATGGTATTTTATATTCAAATACAAAATTTTTCGAAGATTCATTAAATTGGAAAGGAGTATTAATTGAACCACATCCGGAAAAATTTAAATTACTTCAACTAAACAGGCCAAATAATTTTTTGTTTAATAGTTTAGTAAGTTGCCACGAAGAACCGTTAATATTTAGATATTTTGAAAATATTCATGCTGCAGTTTCTGGTGTAGAAAATACATTGCCTCAATTTCTTCTAGAAAATTTTTTCGAATGTAATCCTTATTTGCCTCAAAATAAAATTTTAATTAAACCAATATCGCTTACCGAAATTGTTAAAGGCACAAATTTAACACACATAGATTTGTTATCATTAGATGTAGAAGGTCATGAATATGAAGTTTTGAAGTCTTGGGATTTTTCTATACCAATCGATGTAATATTAATTGAAACATTAGGGGTAGAACCTGAAAAAGAAGAACTATGTAGACAAATACTAATTAAAAATAATTTCAAATTTATGACAAAATACAAACACAATGAAATTTTTGTAAGCAAATCGAGTTTAATTTAATTTTATATAAAATTGTAATATTTTATCTTATTTAAAATTAAATTATATATTTTAAATAAGATGAATACTGTTGTAAAAAAAAATAAGCTCAAAGATTGTCTTATTAAATTATCTTTACAGTCTGGTTTCAATTCTTTTAATTCTTTTAAAATTCAAATGGAAGATAATTTACTATCGATTGTTAAAAAAGATAAACTTGAAAAATGTTTAATTAATTTAGCATTGAGCTCTGGATTTGACTCTTTCATTAAATTTAAAAATTATAAAGAAAATACAGATTGTTTTTCTGGATACAAAGCAGTATATCCAAAAATTCAAAATATTTCCAAAGTAGATGATAAAATTTATGTTAAAAATCTTAAAGTTATGACAGGGCAAAATTTATACGAACCAAAAACGGGATCTATAATTAAATTAACAGACAAATTATCCAAAGAACTTGGAATAAACGAACCGCCTATAAACTGGTGGGCATCTGAAAAATGGGACGGTATTAGAGCGCTATGGGATGGTGAAAAAATAATATCTAGGGGATCTGGATTGGGAAATCCAAAAGTTTATACTTATGTACCGACATGGTTTACACATATTCTTCCACCCGGAATTGCGTTAGATGGAGAAATATGGATTGGAAGAGGTATGTTTCAATCTACAGGAAAATTATCTAATATTAAACCCGGCTCGAGTTATTCACTAAAAGAAATTGACGACATCTGGTCTGGTAAAAACGGAAATCCTGTAATATTCAAAGTATTTGATGTTCCAAGTCAGGAAGGCCCGTTTGAAAAAAGAATGGCTTATTTACAAAATATAGTTTTAGATCGAAAAAGGTGTTGGGAGCAAATAGAATATCCTAATAAGAATATATATCCCCTACAGTTTACAGAACAGATAAAAATTAAATCCATGGAACAGCTAGTGGACCTTTATACAAATTTAACTTCTAATGGAGCAGAAGGAATTATGGTTAGGGCCCCGGGATCACCGTACGAAGAAAAAAGAAGTAAATACATGTTAAAATATAAAATTAAAGAAGATGCTGAGTGTATTGTTAGAGGATATTTACAAGGAGAAGGAAGATTACAGGGAATGCTTGGCGCTCTTCGTTGTGAAATGATAAAGGATGGAAAAGAAACCGGTGTTTTTTCTAATATTGGTACTGGATTTTCAGATTTTCAAAGAAAATATTATAATACACCATCTTCGTCTGAATATATTCCACTTGGCGCAATTGTATCTTTTAGTTATATGGAAATGACTAACGACGGAATACCGAGACATCCCGTTTATAGAGGACTTCGATTCGATTTTGAAAATCCAAAAAGAATAGATACTAAAAGAATAGATACTAAAAAAATAAATACTAAAAAAATAGATACTAAAAGAGTAAAATATGTTCTTTCACAGATTATTAATAAAATAGCTTCCACAAAGGAACCAAACTGGCAATTTAAAATTAAAAAATATAAAGAAGCTGTTGCTATTTTATTAGACGACATGGTATTGGATACGACAGAGGATTATATAAGAGCATTAAGAGACGGGGGCATGACATTACTAGATGAAGAAAAATACAAACAGAAAAACGGTACATGGAAAAGTTCAATAGTTCAAAAAATAGACGGCATACTTAAGACTGGGACATCGGATGGAATAGAAATTAATGAAGAAATGAGTGCAGTTGAAAATTTATCTAAGATAGCGGGAATAGGTCCAGCAACAGCTTCTAAATTATATAACGAATTGAATGTAACAACTGTAGAAGAATTGAGAGAAATTTATGATCTAAATAAAAATGTAATTAATTCAAAACAGGCTATAGGATTACGACACTACGATGATTTATTAAAAAGAATACCAAGAGTAGAAATGAATAATTGGAAAGATATACTAACATCTATATTTCAAGACACTTTAGATAGTTTAAACCTGGATGGTAATTTGGTTATTTCAGGATCGTATAGAAGAGAAAAAGAAGATTCGGGAGATGTTGATGTTCTTATAATTTCAAAATCTTACAATGAATTTTTAATGAATACATTTTATAAAAATTTAATTGAAGTTGGGATTTTCAAAGAAGAAAATGTTATGGCGAGTGGTGGTACTAAAATTATGGCAGTTGCTAAAATTTTAGATACATTTAGACACGTAGATATATTTTATTTTTCTTCAGATGTTTTTCCTTTTGCACTACTGTTCACTACGGGTTCGAAAGAATTTAATCTCAAAATGAGATCACATGCTCTTAAACTTGGATTTTCGTTAAACGAGAGAAATTTAACTAAGAAAAATGGAACTTTAGTTTCAGAAGAAGAATACATTACTAAAATTAAAAAAAGACTACCCGAAAATGAAGAAGACATCTTTAAATTTTTAGATTATAAATATATCGAGCCACAATTTAGATAATCTATGTAATTGTAAATGTAAATGTAATATAACGTAATTTAATTATTGTTAAAATTAATCTATATTAAAATATAATATATTTAATTATAATTAATATGGAGTTAATAAGAGACACCCAACTCATAAAACATTTCGAAAATTTTGTTAAAAACATGATAACAAGAAACAAAAATTTCGACCTCAAAAAATTTATAGGTGGTTTACCTATAACATTGGAGAAAAAAAATGTAAATTCTTTAGCCAGTATAGACCCATCTGGAAAAAGTTTTTATACAGTAACACAAAAAGTAGACGGCACAAGAGTCCTGATGTATATCGGACCGAGAATTGGGGAAACTCTTAAACGCGTGATTTGTTTCGTTGATAGAAATATGAATTTATATACTTTAAGAGACAAACTACGCGATGTTTTACCATATATAGACGTTAGAGAAGAAATGTTACTCGATGGCGAATTAGTTTTCTTCAATTCTGATGGAGACCCTTATAAAGAATTGAAATTTGGAGAAATTTCTGGTGTGTCTTTTATGGCATTCGATATTTTATATGGGCCCAGCAGTATAAATGTTGTTAACGGAGAAACTGTTATAGGTCAGTCTGTCTCTATGGTAATCCCGTTCGATAATGTACCACGTTCTACACCGTGGACATACATACAGAGATACGACATTCTATACAAACTTATAGAAACGCCTTCATACGCAACCGACATGGTACCAAAATTAACAGATGCTCTTAAAAATATTAATTGGTTTAATTTAGAACTGAAACCAATATATTTTTTAAGTCAGATACCCACAGAATATATGTTTAACGGAATATATAATGAAATTGGTTCGGCATTTCTTCAATATAGTCTTAAAACTTCAAGAAAAGCGCATTATAATACGTTAAAAGAAAAATATGGTAAAGGAAGTACAAAACTATTTGTATCAAAACGCTTAAAATTAGATGGACTAATTTTTACATCTTATACTACTTTATACACGATCGGTACATGGAATAAATTTAAAACTGAACAGTTTAAATGGAAACCACAAACAGAACAGACAATCGACTTAAAAATTAAAAAAATTTCTGACACTACTGCCCATGTTCTTGTTTCACTAAATAAAGAAGAGGTAATATTTCAGAGAAGCTACAAACCGGTTATAGTTAGAATAGATAAAACTATAAAAGACGGAGCTATAGTAGAATTTAAACTATCCGGTAACGGTGATTTCGAATACAAAGATGTTCGCACAGATAAAACTTATCCTAATGCACTAACTACGGTATTAAATGTAATTAATAGCTATAAAAATCCAGTTGTAATTAAAGACCTGTTTTATTTCTTCAATCAAACACATCGAGACTCAATTAAAAAAATGTTGGAATATTCAGATAAAAGCAAGCTATTAAATTGCATAGCAGTCAACGGTAAAATTTCTCTCGTTAATAAAGAACAGGCTTCACTTCTAAACGAAATGATTCGAACAGTGGATATAAAATCTGATAATGAGGTCGAGCTTAGACTTGGAATAATTGGTAAAAATTTCAATCCTCAGATTAGCCGTGAAGAATTTATCGCTTACTTAAATATAGTAAGAAACTTAAATTTTATATATCTAGTCGAAGATTACGTTGATATATATACTAATAATTCGGATGTAAAAATTAGAACTAGACATGAATTTTCGAAAGATTTTGGAAAATATATTCCTCTAGCTTCAATCAATAAACAAAGAATATCTAATATCGATGTAAACTTGAAAAATATCGCCGGTTTTGACGTACGATTTTCTAGATCTTTGGAGAAAGTATCCGATATTTTTAATTTAAGTGGAGATGGACAGAGAAAGTATCGCATGACATTTACACATCCAAGTAATACATATAGACTAGACTTTACGGCTGTAACAGATGTACTTTTTGAAGATAGAACTTTTACACAAAAAGCAGATTCGAAAGAAACATTTCAGATTGAGATAGAACTTTTGTCTAAAGATATACTCCTAGACGATATTTTTAAACTTTTATTAAATATCTTCAGTAAACGCTAATTTTTCTCCATCGTAAACCAATATGTTACCAAAGTAATACCATCTATCATTTTCATTAAAAAGCGTATAATTTATTGGATAAAATTTTACTAATAATAAATCGACTACATATTCATAATTTAAAGTTTTTACCGATTTTTTAACGATAGAAAGTTTTCTATTTGGAACTATATTTCCATTTATATCTCTATTTATTTTGAGTTTGAGGTATTCCCCCGATTTCAATCCAGATGGTAACTTTTCAAAAAAGGTGTATTTCCTAATTAAATCTATTCCAATTCCAATTGGAAATTCTTTATCGTCATAACCAAATTCAATTGTATAAGTTGTATAATTTATTAAAAGTATTTGTAGTTCTATTATATCTGGATATTTATCTTTATCGCTATACAAAATGTTATCGTTTATATCTTCAGTATTTATGAAAACGAGTTTATTAGCTGGATTATTTTCAATTATAACGTTAGAACCTTCTATTAGATCTATATAATTATCTGGATAAACAAATATTATGTCTGTTATTCCCGTAAATTTTGTTAGCAATTCGCGTAGTATTAACTCCCTGTCTGTAAATGTATAGTCTTCTAGACTCTCGTTGTAATATATTAAACTGATTATGGTGTATACATATTTAGATTCTTCCGAATTAAAAGACAAGAACCCATTTAATATAATTGTATCATCGAATATTTCTTCTACATCGGGTTCAATTGTATTAAATTTATAGTTTATAAAAAAGATACCGTCTCGTGAAAAAACTAAGAAAAAATGGTGTGACTCTGTTCCTATGTTTTTGAGTAAATATTTATTTTTAGTTAAATCTAAAATATTATTATAAGTTAAATCTCTCATTCTAATTTTTGTATTAGAAGCCATTAGACGCAGAAAGATGTTTTTACGTTTTAAACTATATTTTTCATTTAAACTTGAGGTCAGATCGTGTATTAATTCACCTCTAGAGTCAATTTTCAGATCAGAATTATAAAGATTAGTTCTAATACAGCGCAATAGCTCATCTTTCGTAAACGAATTCAATCCTCTAAAATATCTACTTTCTCTCTTAAAATCTTCCCCGTTGACTACTAAAGTTTCTCCGGTTCTAATATTTCTTACCTCATAGTCATTATTTTTTTTAGACAGTTTTTTGATAACAGTTACAGTTTCGAATTGGTCGTCTATTAAAATTTTGGCTGTAGCACCTTTAACATTACTACCAAATACTATTATACCAGATTGTGGGTCGTTTGCTTCTGTAACTGTATTTAGTAAACCATCTTCTAAAAATTTTGGATCAGCGCCAGCTGGGAATCCTTTAATTAAATATTCCTTCATTTTTTCAACAGATTTTTTACTCTTAGCCTCACAGCATGGATAAAAAATTCCGTCATCTTCTAATCCAAGTGGATCCAAAAATTGATAATTTGGGTCCGGGCATTGTCCCTTCCAAGAATAAGGAATTGGATGCATTTGTTCATAATAGCTAGTACCGTCTTTTAATTTTCTAGTTCTAATAGGTCTACAATTTGGAGGAGCATACCCAGATATTGTATTTCTTTCAGGTTTTAAATTATCCCCTGTTATAGTTTTTTTAAGAAGAAAAGTATTTTTTTCAAAAAATCTTACAAATACATCTCTTATAGGATTAAAAAAATCCGTTGAAAGCGGTGTAAAAGTATCGCCACATAAAGAATCTTTCATTAATTTTTCCCCACACCTCGACATGGTCAACATAATTACTCCGTATTTATTAATAATTCCTGTAATTTTAATACCAGGGGAAGGAATAGTTACAAATTTTATATATTCCTTTATCATTGTCTGGTTCCGTGATATTTTTCCAGATGAATATGACCACTCAATTATTTTAATGCCTTCAAACATTATAATACTGAAACCGTTCGAGTTTTTTTCAACTGTAGTGTATTCCGAATCAAGTAAATTACCATACGAATCGGTTGGAGCTATAAGTGTGTTCAAATTTTCAAAATCTATCTCCAAATCTCTAGACACGCTAAATTGAGCTGTTATAGAATGAATGTAAGATTTGTAAGGTAAATATGTAAACTGTGGCATTCCAGTAAGTTCTTCGAATTTTTCTAAATCTACTGCTCCTGATTTATTAATTTTATCTATTAACATTTTTATTAGAAAATTTAATTTTTCAGGTTCTTTTGGTACATTAATTAAATTTAATAATCCGTTTTTACTTACTCTTATCGATGTTTTATTTGTACCGTCTTTATAAAAAATTATTGCGCTATTTAAAAATTGTGTAGTTGCCGTTTTATTTGCTAATTTTTTAGGGCCTCTTTTTTTAATAACACCTGAAAATTGTATTTTAGAAAGTATCCCGGAGTATTTTTCTAAACTAAAGGTTGGATCTGATATTTTAATTTCGTCTAATATAAATAATAATTCATCGTTTAATTCATACTGAGTTATATCTCTATTTATTATTCGTTGTTTTAATCGATTGTAATCACCATCGTAAGTAGGATTTTTTACAACTAATTCATTAAAACCACCCAAAGTCAAATATAAACTCTTATCATCTGGATATGGACATTCTTCTGTATGAAACAATGGACCTTTTCTATAACAGTAGCTACAGTACATACCTTTGTTAATTGGTCCAACTGGAGGTCTATTATAATTTGAATTTATAGTACCAGCACCCATATTTTGTTTTTCGGCAAAATTTATTCTATAAAACCCACCATCTAGATCGTCTAATGGAAATTGAGTTTTAAGCAAGTTCATATTGATAATTTCTTCATAGGTTTCCAACTTATTTACAAAAAAATTTGTGCTGTTAATTTTAATATCCGAGCCCATTTTATATTATACTATTAATTAAATAAAATGATTTAAAAAAAAAATTACTAATTAATAATACAATACAATACAATACAATGAAAAGAGAAATAGAAACTTTTAATAATCTTTTCGATGAATTTTTAGAAAAAATTATTTCAAAATTCAATACTCCAAAACTAAAATCTTATAGAAGAGCCTTTTTAATGTTAAAAGAGGCGTATCCGGAAACTCCTGTAAATTTATTTATGGTTGGATGTGTTAATTATAAAAAAGAAATTCAAAATAGAAATGACTCCTTTTTTTTAAAAGATGAAAAAATTCAAGAAAATTTAAAAAATTTCGGTAATTTTACTCAGGATTGTGGGATAGATGTATACTGGAATACACTTACCCCTATTACAAAAAAGGCAATATGGGATTATATTCAATCCTTATTTGTACTTGGAGAAATAATAGTAAATGGTAATACAAGCATTTTCGATAAATATAATTCTTTGTACATGTCTGATTACAAAAAAGAGATTGAAAGTTTTCAAAATGAATTTTCAAAAAACTTTTTAAATAAATTAAATTCTTAATTATAGATTATAGTTAAATGACATCGTATTGGATAAGCGATATATGTGTACTGTTTAATTCATTTGAAATAAATCCATTCAGTGGTACGGATAGGAATTTTAAATACAATGCTCTTACTAGACTAATTATACTTACAACTATATTAGGCTGCGTTTTTTTCAAAAATGTTAACGAGATTGGAATAACAGGGGCAATTTCTTTATTAATATCGGTACTTATATATTTCGTCTCGTTTAATAGAGATATGAATTATAAAAAAATTGAACCATTGGAGTCTATTGAAAAGAATGATATCACCAATTCTTCAAATTTTGAAAAGGTTAAATTATTAGATGAGGATATTAATAAAAAAAATTTAAGCATAGTAAGATATAGACCAGGAATTAATACAGATAATATGTCTAAAGTTTTATTCGTAGACACTAAAGATAACGAAACAAATATTGAACGGGAAGACATTAATTCGGAAAAATATAACACCGCTCCTAGATCTAAAGTTGTATATGGATCTAAAGTTTATAACAATGTTACTAAAAATGATATGATGAATGAAATGAGAGTTTCAGATACAACTTTTACGATTTGATTTAATAATTTTTTTATTGTATAATATTAAATGTCATTTAATTCGTATAGATTGGATGATTATAATTCTAAATCGTATAGTAATACAGAATACATAGATTACGAGAGATACAAAAATTATAAAAAAATAAATATAGATTATACATTCGCATCAAATAACGATGTTATAACACGTGGACCTGTATTCAATTCTTCCAAAATAGTAGAAGGAAAAATAAGTACCGCTTATACAAACAGGCAAGAACCTTATACTAAAGAACCTTTTCAAAAAATTCGAGTATTAAAGGAGTATAATAGAATTAGATAATAAACTATTTAAAAAAATTTTTATATATAATAAATGGTATTTATGCGATCTAGTATAAGAAATTTGGGTTTATTTAATAACACGTTAATTGAGGTAAATTCAGATGAAATACCAGATGAATTCCGTGAAGAACGTACAAACGAAAATCAGGATGAATCACCCGAAGAACTTACGGACGAAGTTCTATATGAATTTTCGGATGAACTTCTCAATGAAATTTCTGATAATCCGGCAATATTACTTATAGTAAGCTTTAGAGGTAGAACTTTCTATTATTTTGATGAAGAAACTAGTCCAAAAAAATCGGTGATTTCAAAAAATCAGTTTGAAAGTTTTGAAAAAAACTGTAATAGCATAGCGTGTCCAATATGTATGGAAGACTCGGATGAAAATATTATTCTTCCATGTGATCATGTTTTTTGTTCTAAATGTATTGAAAAATGGTTATTAAAAAATAAAGATACGTGTCCAAATTGTAGAAAAAGTGTCGTGATCTAATTGTAATGTAATGTAAACTAAGATATTTTAATTTAATTATGCTTAAATAGTTAAATTAAAATATTTAATTATTACTAAAATACTAAATGAAAACACTAATCGTTATGTTGATATTTTGTATGGCTTTTATTGGTTTTCATATAAATGGTTACGGAATTAATTCTACAATTAATGAACCTGAAAGAAATGAACGTATAGAAAAATTTGAAAATGAAAATGAAAATGAAAATAATTTTGAAAATAATTTTGAAAATAATCTTGAAAATGGTGAACAGACATATCCTAAAATGTACAACGAAATGGGCGATCTTCTAAATCCGCGTGAAGAAATGTTTAAAAATATAAGTGTAATAGATAGTACAACTTTTAAAGGAGAAGGATTACCCTCGGCAAAACCTTTTGTTAATGCTTCTTCGAAAATAATAGATGATAATGGTCTTGGAATAGATTATGGCTCATATCAAGATAATTTTCCATACGAGTCTTCTTATCTAAAAACAATAAAATCTGAAGATAAAACAGCGGCTAGTAGAAATGTACCTATTATTAAAAATAAATATAAGTCGGGGCGTAGTAAAGTAATATTACCAGATGGAATAAAGGAGTACGTTGAAGATTTTAGTTATTTTAAAAAGGCTGTAAATATTACAAAAGACGCTATTGGCACACGAGATAAAATTCTATTAGTTCCAAATGAACGTATTATTTATCAGGCAGATAAAATTCGAAATGTTTTGCCCGATGAAATAGTTTTTAAAACCAAACCGGATACAGATGAATTTAGTAAAATTAGAAATTCTGTTTTAGTTTCTAGTGTAGATAGGGACGCTATATTTTACGAAACTGCTAAAAAAATTGATGAATCTAAAAATCTTTTTAATTTAAATTAATTTAATAATATATATTATATTATTAAATGTCCATTAATGAAATTTACAAACGTTCTGTTGAATCTAATGTCATAGATTTACAAACTAACGAAGCGAATGCTATGCAAGAACTTAAGACTAGAAATAAAGCTATAATTAGAATTGTTCCTAAAATAATAGATCCACCTCGCAAAATTAAATATTTTTATTCGGATTTAGAGTCTTATAACAGGAGACCGTCTCAAAAACCAAATTACGCATTCGAAAAAAATATGAATACAATAAAAGTAGATACTGCGCAATTACAAGACATATACATAACAAATGTACAAAAAATAGACAAAATGAGCGGTCCACGAGAATTTGAAGACGTATATGAAAAAAATATATTAAATATGCCCCCAATATTTGAAAGAGAATTTACTCCACAGATTATAAGAACATTTAACAAACTAGATAAAAATAACGAATTAAATTTTATTCAGAATAAAGTTACAAACAGGGAAATAGAACTTCCTATTACACCAGTTGCTTCTAGTAAAACTATAATTAAAAGAATGTAAATGTAAATGTAAATGTAAATGTAATAAATTTACAATAATTCTAAAATTTCCCTTTTATTCAATTTAAAAGTCTGTTCAAACACGTGTCTTAGTTTAATGAAGGATTTTTTATTGTCTATCGAGTAATTAATAGTGTCTAGAGATACCCATTTAATATCTGTCATTTCTAAAAATTTAGCGTCTGTTTTTATGTTCGATAAGAATTTTTTAGTTGTTAGAAACCTATCTCTGTAAGAAAAGCTGTATGGAATTTTTAGAAGATACATATAATAAGGATGACCACTAGGTGTTCTAGACGTTATAAACTTTATATTCCTCGATTTTAATAGTTGTTTTAAGCTTTCAAAATCGTTAACAGAACCTAAAGTTTCTTCCCATGCTTCTCGTGAAGCAGTTATTTCCGAATCAAATTTATCGTTAATTTCTCCACGGCCGCCGAAATTGGACCATTTATTTTCGTAATCCTTTCCCAATAAAAAAAAAGGGGTATTATCTAAACTCCTACTATAAAAAAGAATGCCGGACGCGTATAAAATATTATTATTAATCATTTAATATAAAAATAATAATTAGTTTTATATTACATTATTACATTATTACATTATTACATTAGTACAATACAATATTTTTATATTTATGCGTTATTAAATATAAAAATATTGTATTGTACTTATATTAAATGAGTGGTTCCGTGCCTAAAATTAAAGTAGAAACTGAACAATCTTACACACCCATTAAAGTTAAAAATTCTTTAAATGTAGAAGGTATTACACTTACCCACGACGATTCTGAAGACAGTCTAAGTACAATTGAGCAGGATGAAATTCCTGTTATTACACAGAATGAAAAATTTAACAAACCTAATAAATTTAATATATCTAACAAATCTGAAAAACAAAGCAGAACAAGCAAAACAGATAGATCTGCTAAATTCGAAGCCGAAGATTATCAGAATTTTATTAATAGCTCTAAAACACGTGGAGACAAACGTTATGAAGATGAAGACTACTCCGAAAGCGATGAAAATTCGGATACAGACGAATCGGGTAGTGATTGTTCAGACTATTCCAAAAGCGAGTCCAGTTCGACCGATAGCAAAAAACCAAATAAAAAAAATAAAATAGAAGAAAAACAGACTCTATTGCTAAAATTGTACGCATTAGAGAAAAAGGGTGTAGAATTAACTAAAAAATTTTCGATGAATTCGACTTTGTCTGAACTACGCTTTGAGTACGAACTACATAAAAATGAAATCGAAATCGAGATGAGTGTTAAATTTCAACAAAAACTTTTAGTTGCAGCTATAACTGGATTGGAATTTGTAAATAAAAAATTTGATCCCATCGGGGCAAAATTAGAAGGGTGGTCAGAATCTATAATGGATAATTTAGATGATTACGACTCTGTTTTTACTAAATTACACGAAAAATATAAACACCGCGCAGATTTACCCCCAGAGATACAATTACTAGTAACACTTGCTGGAAGTGCTTTTATGTTCCACATGACTAAAAGTTTATTCAGTTCTATGATGCCCGCAAATGAAAATCCAAAAACATCTGAAATAATTAAAAATATGGCTTATCAGAATTTAAATTCAAAGTCTGAAGATATGTCGGGTCCGTCTACTAATTATTCAAGTATTCTAAAAGATTCAGACTCGGAGTCTAGCGGATCTATAGAAACTTCTAAAGAAGTAACTATTAATCAAAAAGGAAAACGAGCAATTAATCTTTAAAAAATTTTTTTATAATAATATTATAATATTATAATATTATAATATTAAATGGTGTTATTTTATTCCGACATAAAAACTTTTTCAGATAATAATGAATCTGATGTAATCGAAAATACGAGTTTTTTACCGTCAAGTAATGTTTATGAAAGAGTTAGAAGTGAAATACCATCTAATCCTATGTACAACTATAGTAAAATTAGTAATCGTCTAGACAAATTGGAAAAATTAATGACTAAAATTTACACGTCTAATATAGATAACAAGGAATTGCGAACTTCTGCTTCGTATTTTCTTTCTGAATTTAATCTAGATGATGGTGAAAATAATTTAGAATATAATACCACAAATAAACTACTTTTTAAAATTAAAACATATCTATTTTATATTTTGATCGCCCTTGCGTTTATCTTGTATAAACTTTATAAGTTCAATTTAGTAATATAACCATTGATACAATATTACTTAATGTATAGTCTTTATTTTTATAAGAAAATTTTCTAAATTCTTCTATTGTAAGATCTCCGCCGTATTCTTTTAATTTTAAAAAGCAAGGCGCTGGAGAAAATTTAAAACTTGGACCAAAGAGTTCTCTATAAAATTTACATAATAAATAGGTTTTACTTTCTAATAATTTATCGGCAAGGCAATAAGATTTTGCGCAATTTGGTGAACAAAAATTACCAAAAAGTTTATACCTATCTAAACTCTCAGAATATTTTAATGGAATATAAAATGGTTTATTTTCAAATGAATGGTGACAGTAATAACATCTTAAATTAATGTCACGAGTTACTTCTCCTTCACCCTTATGTTTTATAGTTTTTTTAGTATCCAGTTTGTTCATAGTTTGATCTTCTTCGTCTGATATATATATATCGCAACTAGTTTTTTTTTCACTAGGTAAAAAAGAGATTGTACAATTTTGCGGTTCTTTCGCTTTTATTTTAATAGTTAAATTTCCAAAATTCAGATTGTCGAAGCCGGAAACTGTTACTGGATCCTTTTCAATATTCTCACACACACGTTTTTCTACGAAATTTAAAGGATCACATGTATTAGTAGTGTAGTTTTTAAAGTTAGTGTTGTCCCATTTTTTTTTTCTACCCCGTTTTGATTTAATTGGGATATTTTCTATTTCTTCCATTATCAAATTAATAAATTAATTTAAAGAAGCTTTATATTATTAACTAACAATGTGGCTTCTTTATTCTATTTCTGGTTTATTTGCTTCTAGTATTTTAATCGATAAGCTATATACACTGTATAATAAATTTTATCCTAGAAAATATAAAACTTTTGAAGACATTCCATCAAAAGACGATTATATTATTATATGTTATAGGATTAAACTCGAAGATAATTCTGAAATTACAAAGACGGAACTCGGTATAGAAGATATAGAGGAAATTGAAGAAAATTGTAAAATTGATTATATTATAATTGAATATATGTTTAATGGTCAGTTTATGAAATATCTTACACGCAAACAGGATATCAGGTTTCCTATTTACCCATTCAAAATTGAACCAGCGAGATTTCTCTATTATCCAGAAACGGTATTTTTGAATGATATAGATATTACAAATTATGTTACACCTTATCTAGGTCCATTGTGTAATTTCTATATAGATAGAGAGGAACCGATTGATCTGAAAGATATCCTTATTGGCCATCCAAATTTCGAAAATTTTAATTTTGATGATGGCGTTTTAATTATGATTTCAAATGATACACCACTTAACGGTAAAAAATGTATAGTTAAAAAATTGCCCACTAAGTTAATCTGGAAAAGACACGCAGCGGTCGATCCAAAAGATGATCATAAACTAAATTAAAATGTAATTAAAATCATATAAAAAAATAATCTAAATCTAAACAAATGACAGATAAATATTTGTTTAGATTTACAACCGTTCAAACAAATGCTATAAAAATCTTATTCGAAGCTCTTAAAAATATATTATGCGATGTAAATTTTACAGCTAATTCTTCTGGTATCAAATTGACAACAATAGATTCTACAAATTGTGCTATAGTAAATTTAGTTTTGTACGCAGAAAAATTTGAAGAATACATATGTGAAAACGAATTAAACATTGGACTAAATCTTGTATCTATTTTTAAGATCCTAAAAGGAAGCAAACACGCCGATACAATTTCATTTTATATAAATAAATGTGAACCTACCGTTTTAAATATTAAAACAGTGAATAGCAACAAAAAAACGAGTATTGAAAGTAAAGTAAAGATATTGGACATGGATGAAAAAATATATAGTATTCCTGATATATCGTTTAATTCTTATATCACTATGCCATCATCCGATTTTCAAAATTATGTATTAGAGTTATCTAATGTATCTGATATAATAGATTTTAAGTCTAATTCAAAAGAGCTTATACTTTCAGCAAAGGGTGATTTTGCCGAACAACAGATAAAAATTAACGAATCTAATGATTCACTTGAAGAAGGTGAAAACTACGAATGTGGAACTTTTAATGTTAAATATATTTTATTATTTTGTAAATCAACTAATTTATGTTCAACAATTGAAATATATTTAAAATCTGAATATCCTCTAACAATATTATACAATATTGCTAATTTGGGAAAAATTAAATATTGTTTAGCTCCCCGAAAAAAATAATAACGTTTAATTATTTTATAAAAAAAAATGTTTTATTATCTTAAATCATAAAATGAACAGGAATGCAATGTTGGGTCTAGCATTGGTATTATTAGTTATTGGAATACTTGTATATGTATTTGTGTTTTATGAAAAAAGAGATTACCCGAATAATACTGCAAGAGAAAATATAGATTTTGTAAGTGGTAGTTTTGATAATAACATGAGCATTACACAAAAAATTCAAGATTTTGACATTTTTAAATATAGCGGATTCGATCTTAAAAGCCCATTATCCACGTACACTAACTCTAAGTCATCCTCTAACCCATATAACAAAACAGCCGCTACAAATATAGACCCAAATTTATCTTTAAATTCTACAATTTCTCCAGGTGATTCAAATTTGTCGGACAATTTAATTTCACCAAGTGATTCAAATTTGCTAGACGATACACCAGTAGATTTTGTAGACGCTGTATTACCTATGAATAACATGGATAGTCAAGACCTAACACCTTCCTTATCCGGATTAAATGCTAATACTGAAGCAACCATAAGAGAAAGTATGGTTAAAAGTGAACTTAGAAGAATTAGAAGGTAAATATTTAATTAATCTATAATAGAATAAATATTTGTATTTGGTTGTTCATCGTTAATCGTATCGTTAACGTGTTTAATTTTAAAATTTCTAGATTTATAAAATGATTGTCTTTTTTTATTCCAGTTATTAAATATACTAATACAATCATTTAAGTCTATAACAACTGCTTCGTTTATATTTTTTTTTCTTAATATGCGTCCTATAGATTGCTCTACATTACATTTAGGTGATGCTAAAATAAGGGTATCAAGATCTGGATTGTCGTAACCCTCTGAAGCCATTTGATATGTCGCGACTATTATTCTACATTCGTTAGATTTTTTAAGTTCTTCCATTTTCATACCTCCATAATAAATACCAACTGAAAAATTAGTTAACGCGGCTTTTATATTGTCACAGTGGGCCTTCCTGTCAGTGAGAACAAGAATTTTACGATCGCATTTGTACATATCCTTTATTATTTTAATTATAATATCGGTTCGTTTTTTATTTTCCGTTATAGTGGTTAAACTTGCTGGAGAATTTATTTTTCCATTTACATTAAATTTTATAGTATTTTCTTCGTAGTCACAAAAATTATAAATGTGTATTTCAGGTTCTATTATTAACAGTTTAATATCAACCGCTATTCTTCCAAGAAACCACTCTAAAACATACTCTAATTTATCCGCGCGTTTAATAGTTGCCGTCAGGCCTAAATTATACTTGGTTCTTATTTTGAAAAATACATTTGAAAATACCTTTGAACAGTAATGATGAGTTTCGTCGTATATCGTAAATCCAAAATCTTTGAATACATCGGTGTAATCTTTCATCGATATACTTTGGATCATTCCTATACAAATATTTGGTTCTGTATTTATTTTAGTACCTTGAATTATTCCTGGTACTATGCCTGTAAATTTTATTATCTGTTCCCGCCATTGTTCTAAGAGAGATTCTTTATTTACTATAATTAAAGTTTTGACACCGAGTAAATGTGATATGTATAAACTCGCAAACGTTTTCCCCCATCCTGTATACAAACAGGCCATACACGAATCGTTTTTAAGAAGTTCTTTATGTATATCGTTTATAGCGGTTCCCTGATATTCTCTTGGATTAGCATTGATATCTATTTTAGCTAAGTTATGATTATTTTCCGATCCATTGTTATTTTCCGATTCATTATTATTTTGGTGTTTAAAATTAAAATATTTTGGAATATAAATATAATTTTCACAAATTTTATACATACAGTAATTAATAACAGTTGGTGATCCTGGTAGATAAGGTTGAACAGTTAACTTTTTTTTAAGTTCGGGTGTGGTATTATCTATAAGAACGCGTTTCATTATAATGTATAATGTATAATGAAATGTATTTTTATATTATTTGCGTTCTATTATTTTGCGATTAATTTTCAAAATAATATAGTTATTTAATAATAGATTATAATGGCGCCAGATCCCGATTTAACTAGAAAAGTTTTTAATCTTATGCATAAAAAAGGTATTACACTAAAACAAGCTTGGGCAAAAGTTAAAAGACCGAAGAAAAAAAAGGATGTGAAAGATAAAAAACCCAAAAAGGCAAAACCTAAAAAAACGAAGCCAAAAAAGAAATGTTAAAATTTAGAAATTGTGTAAAAATTAAAAAAGTGTAAAAATTAAAAAAGTGTAAAAATTAAAAAAGTGTAAATGTAAAATTACTTAAAGAAAAAATGTATATTTAATCAGGGTATTTAAATACTTATATGGAGGCGTAGCTCAGTTGGTTAGAGCGTAGGTCTTATGAGCCTATGGTCGTCGGTTCGAGTCCGACCGTCTCCATATAATTATTACTCATTACAATTACATTACAAACTTATTATTTATTACAAATTTATTGCTAAAAAATAATTTACTTAAAAAATAAATTTAATAATATATCGAAGACGATGGAGTGCGATATATGCTGCGAAACTTTCAACAATTCAACTTTTCTTAAAGTACCCTGCAAAGGTTGTACTGGCGACAGGTTTGCTTGTAGAACGTGTTGTAAAACTTACATTCTTAACTCTTTCGACGACCCACAATGCATTTTCTGTAAAACTACTTGGGATAGGGAATTTATGAATACAAATTTAACTAAAAAATTCGTTCAAAATGAGCTCAAAATACATACTGAAAATATTTTCTTGGAAAGACAGATGTCGCTGCTTCCCGCTACGCAAAAAAGAGCTTCTCAAATTAAAAAAGGCAGGGATTTAAACGATAAGCGTAACGAAATTTTTGATGAAATTAAAAAATTAAAAGAACAGGTTAGGTCCCTGACTGATATAGCAAATTCATATACATTAGAAATTGAAAGACTTTACAACGGTACTTCTACATCTGATACATCCACCAAAGAAAACTTTACATTTAAATGCCCAGGAGATTCCTGTAAAGGATTTTTGAATTCAAAATATTTTTGCGATTTATGCGATGTTCAGTATTGTAAAAGTTGTATGTGTGTAAAAAATGAAGACCACGAATGTGATGAAAGTACTAAAGAAACTGTTAGCATTATTAAAAAATCTTCGAAACCATGTCCCGGATGTGGAGAAATGATTTCAAAAATCGACGGATGCGATCAAATGTGGTGTATCAAATGCCACGTCCAATTTTCATGGAAAACTGGCTTTCAAATTACAGGATATAATCACAACCCCGAGTACTTTAGGTGGTTAAGAGAGACGCAGCAAGAGATACTTCCAAACCCGAATGCAATTGTGCAACGGGATTGCGGTGTTCATAACTTAAACGAGGTTGAACTTCTGAATTCTCTGAGAAGAATTTTTTTCAATAAAGACCGGATAGTAGATTATTTTATGTGTGTATACCGATTTTATCGCCACACTCAACTTGTTCGTGGCCCTTTTGAGAATGACGAAGAAATAGCTGAGCGCGAACTATTAGGAAATCGAGTAGGATATCTACTTGGAGATATATCTAAAGAAAGATGGAAGATTCTGACTCAACGCTTAGATAAGAAGAACAAGCTTAGAAAGAACAATAATAACATTTGGAATTTAATTGAAACCGTATTACTTAGCTTTTTGGAAAAACTCAAAATTTTACTAGAAACTTCAAATAATTTAACTGATTATAAAAATCTAACCATTGATATAAATAATTTTAGAGAATACGCAAACGAAAGTTTTATAAAGGTGTCAAACATTTTTAATTCCACTACATGTCCCGGAATAGACAAGGACTGGTATCAGATTTCAAATTATAAAGAATATCTCAAAAAAAAAGTAAATGTAAATGTAGAGGTAGAGCTATAATAAATTGGGTAACATTATCTATTCACACATTCATACACATAATAGCCATAGCAGAATAATTATGAAGATCCATGAGCGTATCTTTCAATGTTTCATCCGTGACATTAATTTCAATACCTTTCGTGGTAATATTAGTAAATCTAGAAAGTTTATCATTTATTCTAACTAAAACGCCTACTACACCATGTGTAGCAAAAGCATCTCCATAATCGGCATTCTTTTTCTCAAAAATTTTTAGACATTCTTCTTGTATACATTTCAATTGATCAACTCGGTTCATAATACTAAATTTAGTATAATTAGCTTTATAACAATTTATAAATGTAATTGTAAATGTAATTGTAAATGTAATTATTGTTAAAAAATTTAAAGATTAAGACACCAATTATAATATACCAGTGTAAATAACGATGAATTGTACGTGCGGTATTCCAGCTTTTTATTACGAAACTATCAAATCAGATAACTTAAAATATTCTGTATATAAATGTGGAACTTTGTCTTCAGAATCAAAAAGGGGTAAATGTGTTTTAAATGTAGAAACGTTAATAAGTGAAATTAAAATTCCATATCGTGAATTAATTTGTCAGGGAATCGAAATAGGTAAAATCGTTGACACAAAAAAAGAAGTTTACAAAAACTTAGAAAATTATATATATTTATTAGAAATATCTAAAAATAATTATGGAATGAGTAAAGACAATTACATTTCTAATATTAATTTTATTCTTAAAAAATTAAATCTTCCACTTTTTTTTGAAAAAAATGAAAAACTGATGTCTCTTAAATTTAGAATATACGATATTCCTGCTATAAAAATTCCTAAAAAAACGATATACCCGATTTCTATAATAGAAATTCCTGAAAATTTGAAAATAAAAAATAAAAAACTGATTCGTAAAACTAAAATAATAACTAATAAAAATTCCAATAAAATTATCGTTTCAAGATTAGTTCTAGAATCTAAAGATATTATAGATAGTATTAAAAAATTAGAAATCAGGTCGGACGCAGATTCTGGATCTGATTCCGGAAATGAAGACGATAATTCCTTTGATATCGACGTTTCGGATTCAGAAATTGAGGACAATTTTTGCGAAGATGGCGGTGAAATGAGTGATTAAATATCTTTTATAATTTTTAATAATGATTGAATCCTTTTTAAACGACGAAAATAAAAATAAAATTAGAAACGTTGTTAACGACTTTATTTGGCCGATTAAAGTATATTCTATTATTATTGTATTTATTCTTATGTTGAATACATTTTATATTTATAAAGTATACTGTTCTAATATTTATTTAAAAACGATTTAAAAAAATAATGTAATTTAATTTAAAGTTAATAAAATGTTGAATGTTAGTGATAACGAAATTCTTCTTTTTAAACACGAGGTAGAAGAATTTAATAAAATAGAGACAGAAATTAAAAATTTGAAATTAAAAATTAAACCTCTTCAAGATAAAATTAAAGAATTAATGAACATTAAAAAAGAAAAACAAAGTGACGTTTTGGCTTTTATGGAAAAGAATGAATTAGATATATGTAACACGAATACAGGTACTATAGAACTAAAACAAGGAACTACTGTAAAAGCCATTAAAAAGGCTGACGTTTACGATAGGATTCTCAAATTTTTTTCCTATGATTTTTCTAAAACTGATGGTATGAACAATGAAGAAAAGGCAAAATTTCTACATAATTACATATATGTAGAAGACCGAGAAAAAACGGAATCTAAGTCTTTGAAGTGTAAGTAAATGAAAATTGTAAATGTATTGTAATTAATACTCAAATGGTTCTTTAGTTAAGATTTTACCGTATATACTAAGATCTACATCTGAATCTAAATCCGAGTCGGATTGTGAATTTTTATTATTTTTTTGAGTTTCTTGTAGCTTCCTCGTCAATTTTTTAAAATATTCGTCGATAGATAAATTTTTAATTATATTATCACCCCCGATTTTAATTAATGCTATGTCTCCATTAAATCTATCCTCCGTAAAATAAAAAATAGTCCTATTTAGTTCCTTATTTAAATCGCTATCATGTAAAATAATATAGTTTTCGTATTTTACATAATTGCTAAATTTTAATTCAGGATCCAAATTAAATTCATTATAATCTGTAAAATTTTTACACTTCGTAGATTTTTTTTCAATTTCTCCATTAATTTTAAATAAAAGAAAATTTTTCATTTACCTGTACGGTATACTATAATATAGTAATATTTATAATATTAATTTTTAACGAGTTAAAAATTTTAAATTTATATAAAAGCAGTAGTTATATATAAGTATAAGCGATATGGCAGATCAGGGCGATAACCGCCAATGGTCTAATAAAATCAAAGAAAAGGTTAAAAATGCCGATTTAAATGAAATTATGTCATTTTACGAAGATTTAATTATCAAATGGACAATAGATCCAAAAGATATTGTAAGCGGAGCCTGTAAAAATTTTAACATCACAGATATAAATGCAATTGATACAAGTATACTACGCGATGAATTAGATCACGCAATGCTTGAAACTACTATTATTTATGGAAAATTTAAAAGCACAGTCCCTGAGTATGAAAAATACATGTCTAACTGGGACAAAATTTATGAAGTAATTTCTTATAGTGAAAAACTTATAAGGGTTATTTATCTTCTATCTAAAACAAATACAGAATCACACAATTCTCTTTCAAATGAAGATCCAGACATGCTGTCTAAATTTAGTAGATTTACAGATGAATCTAAAAAAACTCCGTATCAGATGTTTCTTTTATATTTTTTCGAAAAAATTCAAGAAGAAGGTTTTACTAGATATGGATCTAATCTTTATAAACCTATTATCAAAAACGGAAATAATACACACGCTTGGAAAAAACACTGTTCTATAAAAGAATATATTTATAAACAGAGTGATCATAAGGTAAATTTTAATCAATGGAAAAATGCTACGGCTAATGGAATTAGTAATATAAACAACGCGGAGAGATACTTTATGGAATATGTAGGACCTGAATTACCTGAACTTTTCAAAGATAGACATCTTTTTGCATTCAAAAATGGAAATTATATTACTAAATGCAATATTTCACCTCCGGGAGAAATTCCTGTGTACAAAGATATTTTTGTACCATACGGAGTGCCACATCCATATATTACAAGCTATGTAGTAGCTTGTAAGTATCACGATTCTGTATTCAATAATTTCGATGAATATGAAGATGATTGGTTTAAAATTATAGATAGCTGTCCAACTTTTAAAGAAGTATTGAATTATCAGGAATTTCCCGTAGAAATACAAAAATGGTTGTGTATTTTTATGGGAAGAATGTGTTTTGATATTGGCGAATTAGATAATTGGCAGGTACTATTATATCTACTCGGTCAGGCAGGGGCCGGTAAAAGCACGATCTTAATGAAAATTTTACAAAAGTTTTACGAAGAGGAAGATGTTGGTATCATTTCAAACAATATTGACGCTAAATATGGAATTAAACCTCATGTTAATAAATTCATGGTTATAGCGCCAGAAATTGCTGAAAATTTCAAGATGGAGCAGACAGATTGGCAATTGCTAGTTGAAGGTGGTAGAAATACGTATTCTGAGAAATATAAAAACGATGAAACTATAGATTGGAAAGTTCCGATGACTATGGGTGGAAACAAGATCATGCGTTATAAAAATAACTCAGAGAGTGTGTCGCGAAGAACTGCTGTAATTAGTTTTTGGAAAAAGGTTAAAAATACAGACACTGAAATTGAAAAAAAACTAACAAGAGAAATTCCTTTTATTTTAAAATTGTGTATCAGAGGATATTACGACGCATTATCGACTTATGGTAAAAAAGGAATTTGGAATATTTTACCAGCATATTTTCATGAAAATAAAGAAGATATGGAACAAACTACAAATTCTCTGCAACATTTCTTAAAATCTGGAAATGTTGTTTTTGATAAAAATTTATATATTCCAATGAAAGTATTTTCTCAGGCATTTAATGAACATTGCCGAGAAAATAATTTGCCGAGAGAACAATTCACAAAAGATTATTATATGTCTACATTTACTAATAACGACATAAAAGTCGTTTCACAGGGTACTAGAGAATACCCACAAAAATCTGGTACAATTCTCAAGAGAACCACTTTTATAGTCGGTATCGATATATCTAGCGACGAAAATTTATTAGATGATCCAGAATAATATTCGTTTTAAATACACGTTTTTAAATGTTTTAAATAATTAAAATGGATTTTGAATTAGGTAATCAGTATTTAATATATATTGCGATTTTGCTCTGTTTAAATATTATTTTATTTTACCTATTTTATAAACTATATTCAAAAACTAATGATAATTCGGATAAATTAGAAAAATTAGATAAACTTTTAGCCGAAATCTTTATAAATAAAGAGAAGCAATCCACAAAGACTAAGCGGGCAAAAATCGCAGCTGAAGAAAAAAAAGAAGTACCTGATACAGTTACTGAAAATGATATCGATATAGTAAATGATAATGTAAATGAAAATGTTGATGATTAAGATATTAAAAATGAATCGTTATCATTTATAATTTTTAAAAAATTCTTGTATATATTACAATATTCGAGAATATCATTTCCCCCTGTAATCATTACGCTTCCAGATCTGAATATTAAACAGGTGGTAGCCCCAATTCCGTTCGAATTATAAATCTTTAAATTTATAGCAGGGTATTTATTTGGATTAAAAGAATATCTCTTTATATAAGATAAACTCTTTTCATCAAAAAATTTACACAAACTCGACTGTTTTATATTTTTATCTATTCTAAAATCGGAATTAATCATACATATTTTAACGTTAGAAATATATGCTTCGCCTTCAAATGCTTGTAGGGTGGATAACCGTTTATATATTTTTCTAAAGCCATAAGCCATCGAACATACGTTTAAAACACCTGCCATCTGCATTTTACCATTTGCGAATATTTTTACAGATATTTTGGTCTTACTCTGATATTTCACACCTACATAACAATGTATACAGTTGTAAAATTTTTTTTTAGTTAAATTACAACCGTAAAAATCTGTATATTTTTTAACGTCTATTCTACTGTTGAAATTACATACAGCTGTAATTGTAGATATCGACCAAGGTTTTACTAATGAGAATTTCGGAGATTCAGAGGTTTCCGCGAAACTACGACACGTTTTATCGAATATTGAGAAACTTTCGTTACAAATACATTCTGTAAATTTACATTTAGGATCACAAATTTTACAATTTGCCATTATTCACACTCTTTATATCCCGGTGTCCTTTATATTGAAATTTTTAGCAATAATTTTTTTCTACAAAATTTATATATTCTAATAATGTATTGTTTTTAATAGATTCTTTACACGAGTTTAAAACTATTATAAATTCTTCTTTAGGATATCTTTTAATAAGATAATTTATATAATATATAAATCTTGGTAATACATTTTCATAAATTAAACTCAAACTTGAAGTATCTATATATTCGAGCTCTTTAATTATATCATAAAGACAGTACGCTATGATATTAAATTCAGCATTTTTAATCATACCTCTGGATATAAGGGTTTTATTTGTACATTTTCCATAGTAATAATTGATCAATGAATTTATTTCAACTATTTTTTTATCTGATATTACTTTTCTAGTACACGGATCTCTGAAATCCCCTGTCTTTTCAAAATATGAAACTATAGTTTTAAAATCGTAGTAAAAAAAATTATTATTAATTTTAAATGAAACGAATGGGTATATTAAAATTTCGCTACATATAGGACATTCTAAATTCAAAATAAGTTTATTTCTAAATTTTCTTTGTATTATTTTAATCGCGTTATAATTGTTTAACAAACTCAATAAATTTTTTTTATTGATTGTTGATATATATCTAATATTATATATTTTAGCTATTCTACGAAGTATTTTTAAAGTGAATATTTTAGAAAATTTTATTAGAAACATATAACTTTAATTTTATATAAATCAAAGTTATTAATTACTAAAATTAAACCGTTTAAAAAAAAAATATATTAATAAATTATTGAAATAAATGACATCGTTCAAAATTTCAAAAAAACCGATTCATACCGATTCTAGAACTTCTATTTTAGAAAAGCATGAAAAAAAAATAGTTGAAATTGAATCTAAAAAGGAAAAAATAAAAACCTACAAAGAAGAAATTGATGCCCTAAAACTATGTGTTACACCTTTAAATTTAGAAAAAATAAAACTTTTGGATGAAAAGATTAAAAAAATAGAGTCAAACGACGAACTAGCTGAATATTTATTTAAAGCACTAGATTTTATTAAAGATTTAGATAGTTCTGAACAGCAATTAACAGAAAATGAATGTTCAGGAGATATTTCTAAATATATACAATTAAACTCTAAAAACAATAAAGAATTATTATACAAAAATTATATACTCAAGTGTTTTCCAGAAGAAAGTTCTGGATATGTTAATGGGACGTATTATAATTATAGATGTATAGAATGCGGAGATAAATTAATAAATGATCAATCTGTCGGGGTAAATGTTTGTTATACATGTGGGTCTATAGAGAATTTTAACATATCGGATAGTCGAGAATGGAATCATTCTGAAACACATGAGTATAATAAACCGTATTGTTACAAACGAACTAATCATTTTAAAGAATGGATATCTCAAACTCAAGGACGCGAAGGTGTAAGTATTCCAGAAGAAATAATAAATAGTGTTATTTTAGAAATTAAAAAAGAAAGAATTACAGACAAAAATAAAATAACATACGATAAAGTCAAGGAATTTTTAAAAAAACTAAAGTTCAATAAATATTACGAACATATTCCAAATATAATTACACGAATAACTGGAGAAAAAAGAATTATTATAAATCAAGACTTAGAAACTAAACTTTTGAAAATGTTTAACGAAATTCAAGACCCGTTTAAGAAGCACTGCCCAGCGACTAGAAAAAATTTTTTGAGTTATTCGTATACACTTTATAAATTTTTTCAACTTTTAGAAAAGAACGAATATCTCAAATATTTTCCTCTTTTGAAGAGTCGCGACAAGATGTACGACCAAGATGAAATATGGAAAAATATATGTAAAGAATTAAATTGGAAATTTATTAGTTCTATATAATTAAATAAGTCATTTGTGATACAAAAATTACAAAAAATATAAAACCAGATACAGACAAAATTGATAAAAGGAGATAATATAAATATTTAGTAATTTCAGATATCATTTGAGATAACTAAATATTTATTTTACACATTTATTTACATTTACATTTACACATTTATTTACATTTACATTTACACATTTATTTACATTTACACATTTATTTACATTTACACATTTATTTACATTTACACATTTATTTACATTTACATTTATTTAATACATGGCTAATGTAGCAGCGCCGCCTTTATAAAGAACCGTAGTTTCACCTACACAAGTTACGGTAATACCAAAAGTAGTAAGCGATTGGGTTCTCCCAGTTGGCAATGTAGGCCTTGCACTAAATTTAAGTATTAATCTAATGCTATCAAATCTATTTAATGGTACAGAAGAACCAGAGAATGCAGTAGAGGCTAACGGAAAAACCAAGGGAGCTCTTTCGAAACGGCCCAAATTTTCCATGTATTTACCTCTCTGAACATGAGGATTTACTAGAGTTCTTCCCGAATAAAGATGTAGACTTTCTGCCATATCATTCCTTAGCAAAAGCGCAGGAATACTTCCGGAAAACGACGAAGAATTTAATTTAAGTTCTGCTGAGATAATATTCGCACCTACAAAATCTCCGCTAATTATTAGATGCGATGCATATAGTGAAAACGAGTCTAGGTCTATAGTTTTTTCATCACTTGTCGGTAATTCTGCCTTTATAGACTGGCTCATTTTAATTCTATATGGTAGACCATTAGGTACGGATCTAATTTGGTCTCTTTCTTCTTTACATAGCATAATCTGCTTTCCAAATAATCTTGCGCGTCCAATCGTTAATGCCGCTACATGTACTAGCGCAGCGACGGTGGCCTCTGCCGCATCGTTTTGGTGTCCTATAACTAGGCGTTTAAATGGGTAATAGTCGTAGGCATCGGCGTCTGCGGCAACGTTGACATCCGTAGGTATAGGCAAATCGAAAATGACACCACTAGCGTCTAGTACAGCAGTTGAAAGGGTAGTAGTATTAGTAGTGGGTATTGGATATATGTCTTTATTCTGCGCCGCTGTCACCGCCGTAACTTTGAATTTTCCAGTAGCCGAACCCGATGTAAACGTTACCTTGATTTTAACAGACTGTTGCGGAGCAGCGGCCATCATGTAGCCATTTTCAGTAATATTGTAAAATTTTCTAAGTGGAGCAGATAAATCAGCTGACATCGCAGGTAGCCACAATACACATTTTACTTCCTCGGCTGGAGAAGTACCTGTGCTGCCAGTTTTTTTGGTTTGTGTGAGTGAACTAGCATCCGCGGGGAAGACCTTGTTATCTTGGTCTCCTACAATCCATCTTTCACATGCAATTTGTTTACTTAATATGTCCGAACAACTTTCGGCTTTGGTTGTTTGAGTTATAACTTTAATATCATTCCCGGTTAGTGTGTGCCAAATTTGAGTACCTATCATAAATTCAACGCGATCAATTAATTTGTATTGAAAATTATGATCTAATTCAAAATCCATAAGGACTCGTTGTTCTGCTGATGCGGTACCAGAAGTTAAAGTAACGTTAAGAGTCAAATCTAAGAATAAATCTCCTAATACGTCTACGTCGTTATTAACTGTATAAATTCTAGAAGAACCGAACGCATTGCTCGTTCCAGAAGAACCTGAACTTACAATTTCTGTAATGCTGGATCCATGTAAAAGCTGTCTTGTAGTATCGTGCTTTGTCCAAAAAACAGACATAATATCTCCTGTATCGTTGATCTTATTAGTTACAGCAAGGCCCTGAGTTCCGGCACCGTTATAAGCAGCGTGGGCAGCGACGGCACCAGACATATTATATTATTTAATAATATAAAAGAAAATAATTTTAAATTAAATACGTATTAATTAATTTAAAATTATTTATTAATTTATTAATTTATTTATTACAATTAATTTATTTATTACAATTAATACATAGAAATAGATGCTGCACCATTTGCGTATAATGCGGTTGTACACCCAACCGCCGTAACGCTAGTTTTTCTAGTTACACCGGGTACATTGCCATTGACTTTTATGATTAATCTTATATTATCAAATCGGTTTAATGGTACCGATGAACCACTGTATGCAGTAGATGCTAGTGGAAAAATAAAATAGTTCTTAGCATCGCTTCCGATGCTGTTTTCTGAATAATTCGAAAAAAGTCCCATAGAAGGGCCTGTAACTCTCAATAATGAAAACGGAATTTCTCCAGAGTATGAAGACGAGTTTAATAGTAATTCAACCGTATCTAATCTATAAAAAGGGTGTTCAGTTACTATTACTAAATGGGAGGCATATATAGAAAAATGATCTAATGTAATAGTTATAGTTCTATCTGTAGCTAACGATTCGATAACAGCATTTTGAGTTACTTTAATTCTTTTAGCAATACGTGTAGATGATAATTGTTGACGTTCTGATTCACACATTACTATATTTTTAGAAAAAAGCCTAACCTTAAACGAATTACAGCTAGCATCTACATCAGTTGACGCATTTGTTGAAACGTTAATTCTTACCTGTTGGTTGGGTGCAGCTGCCATCAAGTATCCATCTTCCGTCTGTTCGGAAAAAAGTTCAAGATCAGACGCAATAGTTTTTGTGAGCATTTTAAGTGGAATATTTGCTACATAAGTTTCCGCCTCATCCTTAACTGCGTCTACCTCTGGAGTAAAACGTGCATTATCTGAGTCAGCGCCAGAATAATGTCCTCTAAGTTGAAAATGTACATTAGAATAATTACCTTCTGGCACCTCAGAATGGTATAAAGCCAAAATATCATCATTTTCCAAAGTCTGCCAAATTTGGGTACCCACAATAAATTCTATTCTAGAAATACCATTTAATAAATCATTACCACCAGCTTTGAAAGGCTGAGTATCGGCAGTGAGGGTGGTTGTCCTAGTTATAACAGCTGATACTTCTAGAATTAAGTCCCCTATACAATCTACGTCGTTATTAATATCGAAACTAATTATATTTCTAGACCCACCTCCGGATGTTCCCTGAGAAGGTACTTCCACAAAATTAGAGCCGTGAAGAAGCTGTCTTGTTGTATCATTTTTATTCCAAAAAACAGACATTACGTCTCCGGTGTCGTTAATTTTATTAGTTACAGCAAGACCCTGAGTTCCGGTACCGTTATAAGCAGCGTGGGCAGCGACGGCACCAGACATATTATATTATTTAATAATATAAAAGAAAATAATTTTAAATTAAATACGTATTAATTAATTTAAAATTATTTATTAATTTATTAATTTATTTATTTATTACATTTAATACATAGAAATAGATGCCGCCCCTTGTTTGTAAAGCGCGGTAGTTTCCCCGACACATGTAGCAGAGACTTTTCTAATGATTGCTTTGGTACCCGCAACTGTTTCTGGTGTATGTAATTTTAGAGATAATCTTATATTATCAAACCTATTGAGAGGAACTCCAGAACCCGAATAAGCTTTATTTGCTAATGGAAATACATAAACTATAGTTCTAGTATGTGGATCAGTTCTAGAAAAGAAGTTATTAACGTAAAGACCCATAGATTCTGGTAGAGGACCGGCCATCATACCACCTGTTAAAGTTCCGCAAAATGATGTAGAATTTAATTTTAAATCTGCGCTAAGCAATGATGTACATTCATCGTGTAAGGTCGCATCCATTTTGTAAGAATCATTTTTTTTATACTCGGTATTATCGAAAATCTGAATTATTAGATGAGAAGCGTATAGGGAAAAGTGATCACAATCCAATTCTATACTTGTTACCGACGTACCCGAGGCGGCTGGTAGGATTGAATCTCGATATTGTGTAAGTTTCAATCTTTTTGCAATCCCCCCCGGTATACTTCTTATTTTTTCACGTTCTTCGTTACACATAATCATATGTTTCCCGAACAAACGCACCTCCATTCTGTCGTCAGCATCGCTTGCGCTAATCATTTTGTTAGTGACCATAACGGAAGTTTTATTTGTATAAATTTTAATTTTAACGGTCTGGTTTGGAGCCGCAGCTGTTAAAAACCCTGATTCAGAAATATTTGAATAATTGTTTAACATCGGTCCCAAATTTCTAGTTAACAAAGGAAGTCTAAAAGAAAAATTACGCACTTCGTCAGCTGCTGTTTCAAAATCGGTGTCTGTTGGGCCACCGATGTTGGCGGTGGCAGCCGCAACTCCACCGTTTGCGTCGAAAAAGCCGCCAGCTGATAATATAAATTTTTCATAACCACCCTCTGATAGCTCTGTAGTATTCAATCCTAATATATCGGCAAATTCAAGTGTCTGCCAAATTTGCGTACCACATTGAAATTCGATACGTTCAAATAAATTTAAAAGTCCATATTCTTTTGATATTTCAGTTACGGCACCAAATGTAAGTTTAACATGAACATACAAATCTCCTATTACATCCATATCACTATTCATTGTAAATGTCATAGAACTACCAGGTTGGTCAGTGTTTCCGCCGGATGATGGAATTTCTATAAGCGCACAACCGTGTAATAACTGCTTAGTGGTTTTATCTTTAGTCCAAAAAACGGACATAATATCTCCTGTATCGTTGATCTTATTAGTTACAGCAAGACCCTGTGTACCCGATCCATTATATGAAGCGTGGGCAGCAGTTGCTCCAGACATATTATATTATTTAATAATATAAAAGAAAATAATTTTAAATTAAATACGTATTTAATTTAAAATTATTTAAAATTTATAAAAATATTACACATTTACATTTACATTTACATTTACACAATTACTTAAATATAGGAAAATGAAATTGTATTATTGTTAATAATCTGCAGTGTTGTACCGCACGCACACACGCTAATTGTAGCATCTCTCATCGACCTTTCGTCGTATATGCCGATAGTAGTTACGGCTGTTGCAGTATTATCGCTGCCAGATGTAAGAGCTGTAAAGGCTGTACGATTAAAAAACTTATTTCTTACATTCAATATTAATTTTTTATTTTTAATTCTAGAAAATGGTATTCCAGAACCACTAAAAGCTTTGTCTGCTAATTTTATTATATAAAAATGTTGTTCAGTATTTTGTAAATTAAATTCTACTTGATTCGAAGATAAAGCCGAACATGGAATTGCTCCAGTTGTTTCATTACCTAAAACAAGTTCAGCAGAACTCAACCATTTATCGAACACTCCTAAAACATCTGGATTAAATATAGTAGAACTGCTTATGTTTGAGTCGATACTCGCTTTACCCCACGTACTACTTAATTTATTATCGCCCGATACATATTTAGATGCTGCTTTTAAAGTAACTGGAGTTATAGCAACACTAGCGGCACCGTCAGCTGTTGAATTTAAAAATTGAGACGGCTTTACTAACGCAGTATTTGTTGTAGAATCTGACTGGTTAAATATATTAACATTTAAACAGAACATTATATGAGTTACATTTAAATCTATATTATCTAAATCTACATTTATAGCAGTTATACCGTCGTCCTGTTTTATATATTTATTTGTAATTTGAGTTATTCGAATCCCGGTAGAGGTGTTTATTACTCTATTGATTATATTTTGTTTAATAAAATTTTTTTCGGTATCGGTTATAATATGAGTTAATATACATAATTTGGTCGATAAATTCGTATTTGCACCCGCTCGCAGATTGACGAGCGTGGCGCCCGTCCCCGAGGTGTTCGTGATGGCGCCTTTTGTTTGTAAAAGAGGAATAATATCTGTACCGGGTCCAGTAACTACACTCTCGCTGCCGAATATATTATAATTTACCGTAACTGTTAAATTTTTTGTAAAAGATCCAGTTTGAAGAAAACTTCTATCCTTGTCTAAACTTTTACCTATAAAAGGTATAGAGAGTGAAAAACTTATAGTCTCAGCGGCAGTTGTACTGTGACCTATTATACTTCCGGTGTCTACATACGAAGCGTCTATTATTTTTTTAAATGAGTTTTCTTGAGAAATTAAATTTCCAGTTTCAGAATAATTTCTCATATATATATCACCTGGATATATAGTCTGAATTACAAGACCGCCTAGTTTAATTTCTACAGTATCGATAATATCTAAAAGAAAAGTTTTGGAATAATATATTCCACTACAATCATAACCGACGGTAGTGCTAGGTGTAACATCTATATTCATATTTAGAACCATTTCACTTATTGCATCAATATTATTTGGTATTGAAAAAGTTTCAGAAGGTTTTGTACCGGTAGGTACTTTAGTTAAAGTTCCATTAACTACAGAAATTCCAGAGCCGTTAATATATTTTACTGGCGGTCTAGATATAAAATCAGACGATATCTGTTTAGAGCTATCAGCTTTATTCGCTCTAGAAACTGATTGGGAACCCGAAGAACTAAACGTTTGAACCGCCAGATTATTGATACCCATGTTTAATATTATATTAATAAAACAAATTAATTTTAAAAAATAATTTAATAAGTCGTTTAAATAAAAAGTATTTAAATATGATTGTATAATAATTATAAATGTCGGGTTTTGAATGTAAAATTAGCGAATTAAATGGAACTGATAACATTTCAAGTTTTGAAACAAATACAACTACAGGTACAAATACAAATACAAAAACAAATACAAAAACAAATCAGGATGTAAATCAAGCTAAAACTACAAATACATCTACATCTACATCGAAATTATCTGGTTTTTCCAAAATTTTAAATGAAAAAAATATAAAAACAATATTAGTAATTACGGTTATTTACTTTTTTTTACAATCGGAACAGGTTTTAGAATTTGTAAATGCTAAAATTCCATCTTTAACTTCTAATTTACTACTAAATGCAGTAGGTAAAATAATTTTTGGTTTATTAATCGGGGTTTCATTTATTGTATATTCTTTCTTTTTCCAGGACCCCTGAAAGCATCCTTAGCAACTATTCTATTTTCAAGTTTTTCTAAAAGATTATTCAAGCTGAACGATTCTTGAAATGATACTTCTTTTGATTTCGGTTTTTTCCATTTTAAAGCACTAATAATACCTATGCTCAGGGGTACATAAGAGCTTTGATAATCTCTACAACATCCGTGAATTCCAGTATTTTGAGATAAACATTTTTGACAAAGTCCAGATGGTGTAAGTTTAAAATAGATGTGATTGTTTTTATGAAAATCTTGTTTGTTTTGACAATACTTAGATTTAGTATAAATTAAGTACATATCCTTACCACGAACCTTAGATATATTACCAAGATCTTCTACGTTATATCCTGTAGCGTGATTTTTGAAAAATTTTTCAATTTCAGAATATTCTAAGCTTTTTTTAGAAATAGACATTAGTTCTGAATTAGAAACCTGTCTTTCTTCCTCTTCGTATTCGTTTAAATTGATGTATTTTGTTATTTCAGATTTATCGCTTCTTACACTTGTATCTTTAACTAAGGCGAGCGTGTTATTTGTATAATAATCTATCAATTCTTTATTTGAATTTTTATCGATATATACATTTTTAAGAATATAAACACGATCTTCGTAAACTCGTGTATTGTCTGCTATTATACATTTGTCAGATCCTATTAATCTAAGTCCATTTTTTTTGTACACACACTTATCAATAATTTTTTCCCAGTCATTTTCAAAATGTTCTACTTTACCAAATATCATTTTAATGCTTACTAATATATTACTGCGTATTTTTATAGCAGTCTCTACATCAACGATTAAATCGGGCCAGTGGAAATGAAACCCCTGTTTTATGAAAGTTTTGTTTTCTTTTAAATTTTCAATATTAATATTTTTATCAGGTACAGTAGAAATACATTTAAGATCTTTTATATTATAAATGTTATATATAACGTCTTGAATACATTTCAAATAAGGTTCTTCGTCTACTATAATTTCCGAAAGTACATCGAAGTCAATAAAAAATCTAAAAAAATCAGTTTTTTTCTCTACTAAGCAATTTTTAGATTTTATATTTTTTGCGTAAAGTTCTTGGAACGTGTCGTAGTCTTCCGATAAATTAAGTTTAAATCCTTCCATAGAATAATGAGTAGCTATAGATGTATCATTTACGATTTTTCCAGTTGAATAAAACCAAATTTTTAGTGGATTATCCATTATTATTAATTATATATATCTTATGTCTATATATAATTTTAAATAATTACGTAATTAGTTTTAAATGCAATGTAATTACTGCCACATTTCCTGCGTGCCATAATAATTTCGCGGATAACTATATCCATAATTATAATTATATGTCGTTCTACCAAAATCAACATCTGGTATTGTGAAATCTAATCCAGCCGAACTAGGTCCTGCGCCACTCGAACTCGATCCTGTACCGGATGCCGAAGCAAGTAAAGCTTGTGCTGCCATATATTCTTTTGCTCTTTTACCAAGTTCTCTGCGTTCTTTTGCTTTTGCTGTTAGTCTCTCTCTTTGAGTCATACCCATGTAGCGAATAGCATCTGCTGCCGCTCTATCCATTCCGGCTTCTCTTACGGCTTCATATTTGTCAGCAGTTTCTGCGGCTTTTGCTGCACGCCATTTTCTATTCTGTTCAGCAATTTTTTGCTTTTTCTCGATTGCGTATGCTGCTATTCTAGGATCTTCTGGCTCTTCTGGGCCCTTACCTCCCATGGGTAAAACTCCAAATTCTGCCCCTATATATTCATTTGCTTTTTTCTTCGCTTTCTCATACGCCCTGTTTGCTAAAGACAACGGGTTAGATCTAAGCCCAATTGCCCGACTAGCCATTGACTTAGCCATCGACCTAGCCATCGGACTAGATGCAAGTGTACTCGCAAGCGAAAGAGCCATTAATGGAGCTATTCCGAATTTAGATGTATTATTCATTTTGTAGCTTATTCTATTACGAGTTAATCTAGACTTTAGTTGAGGTATAGTCAATAAAGTTCTTGTGTAGCCTCTTTTGTCTTTTCTCAATTTGAAAATTGAAATTTTATTGCGCCTCGCGATCTTTTGAAGAAAACTGAGATATATTCTAACTTTTTCTTTAGCACATTTTCTTTGACCAGGTTTGCGTTTTGGTCTGTATTTGTATCCCGGTGGACATTTTTTATTTACTTTTACACGGCTTGCCTTTTTTATTTTATCGTATTTTGCTTTATCTCTTAGATACGCTTCGCTACCACCCGGTGGAATATCTAATTCCACGCGAATATCTCGCAGCCAATCATTGTAACTGTACGGCTCACCACGACTATAATTATATACACCCGCTCTACTCATTTTATTATATTATAAATATTTTAAATATTTTAAATTGTATTTCTAGCATTCATTCCACGGGCATATCTTTGAATAGTAGTCGCATAAGGGGGTGCTGCTCTGTGCCATGGACGGTCTGGAAAAATAATATCTCCGGCAATTTCTCTACGCATAAGTTCCCTCCCACGTCTTCTGCGTAGATTCTCCATCTCGCTGCGTGCGTCTTCAAAATCTCTACGAACATTTCTTGAATCGGATATACTCCTTCTCGGTTGTAAAACTCCGAACGCTGCTCCAGCACCCGGCGGATTAGATTGTAAATATCTTGCCACCGCATCTTGTATTGCATCTTGGCTAGTTGGATTTCTCGCGCGCCTAGCTTCAAGTATTTCACGCCAAGATGGCAATGGAACTCTTTGTCCATCTCGCCACTCCGTCCAACCTTCAGAAGATTCGCCCCGAGATTCGAGTTCTTCTGCGCGACCCTCCCACAGTTCAGCTCGTAATGCTAATTGTTCCGGTGTCAAAGGTTGGCGAGGTTGACGTTGTCTTTGAGGACGGCTCCGTATCATAGCCTGAACCTCGTTATAATCTTCTTCAGACATTCCATGAAATGGAGGATCCTGCGAATCTCTCCAAGGTGGATTTTGCTGCTCCATACCAAATTTCGATGTATTAGACATTTTCATTTTATAGCTTATGCCATGTCTTGTTAATCTAGACTTTAATTGAGGTACATTTAGTAAAGTTCTTGTATAGCCCTTTTTGTCTTTTCTTGGTTTAAAAATTGAAATTCTATTTTGTGTTGCTAACATTTGAAGAAAACTAAGAACAGATTTAACAGTTTCTTTAGTGCACTTTCTCTGACCAGGTTTGCGCTTTGGTCTGTACCTATAACCAGGTGGGCACGGGGCCATCTGGGGATACATCACATTAACATTAATCGGTTCTAATTGAACTATTGGTTCTCGCGGAACTCTTATTTCTGAATGGATAGTATCAAACCAATCTTGACTACCATATTTTAATTTACGCCTACTCATTTATTTAAATGTAAATATTAAATATTTTAAATTAATTGGTATATTCAGTTGTATAATTATCATAAGTGTATCCAGTTGGTGTTCTGTCACGGGGATTTACATTTCGAATGTATCGAATCATTTCCCATCTAGGAAGTCTTCCGGATGTAATTCGAGGAAGAATAATGTCTCTATCGTTACCTCTAAAACCTTCTGTAAATGTAGTAGTTTCAATGTCTCCGCTGCCACCTATTCCCGTGCGCCATTCGAGTCGACTACGAGTCTCGGCGCTATCTAAATCACGTTGAGCACGTGTCGATTCTAAGGAAGCCTGAGGAAGCATCCTAATTAATCTGTATGCTTCAAGTAAATCTGCGCGATTAGTAGCTGGAGCAGGAACTTCAATTCGAGCAAGTACACGTTCTAGTAGTACTCTAACTGGAGCACCTAAGTTTTCTGTTTCGACTGCTTCTCGGGCAACTTGAGCATAAGTTCTACCAGGCTCCGACGAACCAGGCATTCCAAAACGATTCGTTTTCATTTTGTAACTTATTCCATGTCTTGTTAATCTAGACTTTAGTTGTGGCACACTCAACAGCGTTTTGGTGTATCCTTTTCTGTCCTTTCTCATTTTAAAAATAGAAATTCTATTGTATTTAGCTAACTTTTGAAGAAAATGTAAAATAGATTTACCAAATGATGTACTTCCTCGCCGACGCTGAGTTTCGGCAAGCCAGATACTCGCTAATCTATCAATAGTTTCACCGCGTAGTGGCTGTGGTAAACTTGCAATATACTCCCCTAATACAATCTTAGAATATTCAGTATATAAATCCATTCCAGTAGACAATCCACTCATAGATGAAGTAAATGAAGATATTATCTCTGAAGCAAACTCCGGCGATTTCTCTGCCCAAAGTTTTTCTATTTGACGAATAGTTCGACCCTTAATTGGTTCTGGTAAACTTTGAACGAGATTTCCCCTAGTTGCCTTAATATATGCTTCGTAAATCTCATTAGGTGTAGACGCATCAACAATGTCCGAAGCATATTGCGATATTATACTTAAAGCTAATTGTACAGTTCTAGCATAACCTCTCATTTACAATTTACAAATACCAAAAGATTTTTTTATAAATTAAGATTCATGATTTTATTAATTTTTATTTACATTTAATTTAAATCTGATTAATTATTGCTTGAGGCAGACCAAAAAGTTCCAACATTCCGCCGATAAGTCTATTTATAGCATGAGTAATTTTAACCCAACTACCAGGATCTCTAGTGTCATCGCTGAGTTGTTTGAATTTTCTTATGTAATAAGTTACAAGTTCAGATATATCCACAATAGTTTTTTGCGTTGTGTGAAATTCCACAACGCTAGGGTCTTGTTGCGTTATTTCTACGATTCCAAAAGCGAATTGAATAAGCCGAGTACGGTAAATATCTATAACTGCGTCTAGTACACCCATACTATGTCTACGCAATTCTATCTGGTATTTTCTCATTTCAAATCCGCTACCCAACGCGGCTCTGTCTCTTAAATCGTAATACAAATTACGTAAAACTCTTATATATATCAACACTTCAAGAATAAGTTTATCTCGTATGTTAGGTAGATTAAGAGTAGAAATTTTATCTAAAAATTTACTTGATGCGGATTCAATTTTTTTATAAATAAACTTTAAAAATTTATTGTCCTGTTTAATTTTCTGTAAAGGTAGTTCGTAATTATCGGTGAATGAAAGACTACCACCACCGGGCATACCAAATGAAGATGTATTTATATTAGTGAATACTCCGCGTTCTGCTCTACGCAAATCTTCTTGAAATCCAAGAAGCAATTCAATATATTTAGTAAGTTCTTTTGAACGCGCCATCAAAAGATTCGGATTTCGAATTCCTTCCATTAGTACAGTATCCATTAAATAAATATTAAAAACGGGAAAAACTAAATTATAAAAAGTTTCGAACATAATTCTAGCTTTCTCTGCAACTCCTTCGTCACGAATTCGAAGATTATGAAGTCTTCGCTTTACAATCTGATTTTGTAAAAGTAAATCTTTTTCCGCTTTTTCTGCCTTGATTCTTTCAAAAGTTTCAAAATTAACACGTAAAGTTTGTAAAATAACCTTTACTTCGAAAGACACTGGATCGGTTGCTGGAATTATGCGATGTCCAGACATTTCTGCGTTAACCGTGTCTCTTATGCGTTTAATAAACTGTCTAACAAGAGCCAAGGAATTATCATGGATAGCATTAATTCGTTGAACTTCTCGAACTTCTCGTTGTAATCGAGCAAATTCAAGATTTCTTTCATTTGCTATTTGTATAGGGGGTGGGTTTTCAAATGGGTATTTACCGAAATTTGAACATCTATTTCTCATTTATTAAATGTAAATATTTAAAATTTTAGCGTAACAATCTGAGAACTCGTAAAAACACCTTTAACAGCATTCTGAGATAAAACTATTCTTTTTCCTTTTTTCTTGTTGATGAAAACACTACTCATATCAAAATCTATTAATTTTATATTTGCTATAGCGTATTCAAAAATTTTATTTTCTAAAAACCACCTAAAAAAATTAAGTTGACCAACCGTAGTTATTATGCAATCGTTTTTATCCCGAATTATTGTATTTAATTGTGAATCTAAATGTAATTGTGAATCTAAATGTAATTGTGGGTCTAAATGTAATTGTGAATCTAATTCTAATTCTGGAGAGAATTCTTTCCATATAAAAGATTCACATTCTATAATTATTCTTTTTTGTCTACAAAAAGGGTCAAAAAATTTCTTTGAATATGCCTTTAATTGGTTTTTATAGTCTAAATATATATTGAAGTATATAATGTCTTCACCGTTTTTAACTATTGGGTATATTATATTATACTTCTTAGAATAATTTGTTACTAACCAGTCTATTAATCGTAAACTTAACGGATTATTTTGATAAATTATATCCTTTAAAATCTGAATTCGGTCTTTATAAAATAATATTAAAGATTCTACTAGTATTTCTTCTTTTTTGGATAGGCACATAATTAATTAACAATTCTTTATCTTCTTTATATAAATTGAAAATTACATAAAGAATACAATGATTATTATTTAAACATGATCGAAATTAAAGATGAAAAGGAGAAGCAAAAAATTATTTTTTTATTAAATAATCTATGGACCGGAAAGACAGAATACTCTTTTCCCCAACAAATATGTGAATATATAGAAAGAAAAGATTTATTTAAACTTAATTCTTTTATGTATTATTTTTACAAAAAAAATACAAAAAGGGAAAAAAGAGGAATTTTATTTTTATTTACAGACAGTGCTGGAGATAAAAAACCTGTTTTAATTTTAAGCGATTATACCATTTATATATTAAATATAGACTGCCACTTCGAATACTACAGAAATACTATATTCGATGTAACACTGAACGACAATAAAATTGTTATATACGACACTATTTATAATTCTGGAGTTAAGATAAATACTTACGAATTTATAGAAAGAATTACAGAGGCTGAAAATTTTAAGAAAAATACATATAATCCGATATTTGATATTTGTGAATATTTTACAGAAATATCTTTACTAAATGGATCTATAATTCCACACGAAGAAGAAATATTTATTATATCTAATAATTTTCCTATTATAGCGGGTATTAATCGAGGTTGTTTCAAGTGGCAACCTATTGAACACATATATATAAGTTTGAAAGTTGAAGAAATAGAATCGGGTATGATATTATATGCTACTAATTACAAAAAAGAAGTGCCGTTTTCTAAAATACATTCGTCAGACGAACATGGTAAAATTTACATAAACGATATTAAAAATTTAGACCAATATAAAAACGGTTGCGTGATAGATATATATTTTGATAAAAATGAAAATGAAAATAATTATGAAAATGAAAATAAAGAAGTTATTAAAATTTTGAGGGTAAGCAATAATTATCCAGCATCTATAAGATATATTGAAAAATTATTGTATTACAAAAAGGAAAATATAACTATACAAGACTTAATGAATCAATAAATTAATAAACATATGATACAAAAGCTAATTTTAAAAAAAATAATTTAGTAATCTAAAATGAATACTAAATTATTTTTTAAGTTTGATAATTATTATTTATATTAATTTAATTTAATACGACCCGAAGAAGCTCATGCGCGCCTTCCGGCGGCGGTAAGCACGGCGACCAGCAATGGCAGACTTAGTCATCTTTAGACGACGGCCACTGCGACCACGACGAACCCGACGAGTGCTCTTGCGGCCGCGGCGGCCACGTCTCATTCTCATTCGTCTCGCCGAAAGATAAACTTTTCCAGAGCGCGAACGATAATATAGAGCACCGGTTTTGCCCCTGTAAACCTTACGTTTACGACCCTTCACAATTACCGATTTGCCGCGGACACCTTTGCGCATACCGCGACGACGGGGACGCCCTACACGCCTCTTGCGACCAAAATCCATTTCATAATCATCGTACATATCTTTTTAATATTTAGAAAAGAAAATAATTTTAAATTTAATTCATTTAATTTAATTCATTTAATTTAATTCATTTCAAAATTTTAAAAAATTTAACAATTATATTTTCTCTAAAATTATTATCTTCCAAAAATTTTAGAAGATCTTTTTTATTACAATTGTTTAGTGTAAATTTTTGTGGAATTTCATAATCAAAATCGGTAAATATTTTTCTAGCAATTTCAAAATCAAAATTTTCTGGTTTTATAGTTAAACTTTCAATATAATTATCTATCGATTTATGTTGTTTTATCATATTAAAAGATGTTACAGGGCCTACGCTTGCAATAGTATCTGAATAATCACAACCAGACAAAATACAAAAATCTATAAACATCTCTTGTGTCATACAAAAATTTTCTAAAACTTTACGAGTGTCTATTTCGACTATTTTATTTATCGACGTTTTAATAATTTTTTCGCAACCAAATGTCAAGGCATCTGTGTCATCTGTTACTGTATAATCTATAAGACCGTTTTTTTGTAAAAATGCGCAGTATTTTTCCGCATCAGCAGGTGCCGTACAATATGGTATTCCAGATTTTTCTAACAGTTCTTTACACTCTGTTATATGTGATTTTTTAATCCTAATTATTTGAGAAGATAATTTACTAATCTCGTCTGAAAAAACTTTTTTATCTTCTTCTGTTTCAGCCTTATTTTCTAAAGTTCTTAATTCTTCGATTCTGACATACAGTCTTTCTTTGTTGTCCTGTCTTTTTTGAATTGTATTTCTTTTTGCGTCTGGAGGATCTCCGTCAAAAACAAACACGGGTAAAATACCGTTAGACATGTAATATTTAATTCTATTTACTATACCAACTAAATGAGAATTTTCAGCCTTTGAAGCATATTTAAATTTATATAAAAGAATGCTACAATCTATCCCAAAAATAGATCCACTGTAATGCTTTATGTCTGCGGTAGTCTCAGCTTCTGGTGAGTATTTTTTAATGAGATTGTTTAGGCCACGAATTCCCATTTCTTATTATTAATATAAATTAATCTTTTAAATCTTATTTTTTTTAGCAATTGTAAATTTACATATCTTTTATGCTATAATTATTCAAAATGATATATTCCGATTCCGAACTTTTAAATTTAGTTTTACATTTACATTTAGAATTAGAATTAGAATCAGAATTCGATTTTTTTACATCTGGTTCTTTAATACTATAATCACTAAGAATAAATACTTCCGATTCGTCTGATTCGTCCAACAATTTATCAGTCAAATCTATAATATTTTTTGGTTTTGGAAATTTTGGATGAGTTTTAATGTTGTTATTTCTATAAAATTCGACGTCTTTCCAAAATGTCTCCAGTTTTTTTAGATTTTCTTTTAGCCAATCTTCATCTCTATTAACACGTACAATATTTATCTCATTTGGTGGCCTGTATTCAATAAAATCGGCTATTTCTAAATCGCAAATAAACATATTCAACTGAACCTGTGGTAGGTAATAATCTGGAATCTGTCCGTGTTTTATAACTCGTCTATAAGGACACTTAACTTCAAGTAATATCGGTTTAGCATTGGGTTCAGTTGTAGAAATAGCAATTCCATCTGGAGAACCCGCCAACCAATAATAATCTTTATTGTTATATACATCTTCGTGAGCTATTAAACCATAATTGTAATTTACCTGTCCAGTAATTTTACAGTATTTTTTAATTGCTTCATCTTCGTATTTTTGACCATGTAGAGTAGCCACATTTCCGACGAACGGATTTAAATCGTGCCCGCATTTTTTAAAAAGAACTTCATGCGATTTCTGATATGGATTAATACCTAAAGCAGTTGCTGCGTCGGAACTTGTAAGTTTGTTTTCTCTCTGTTTAAACCATTCTTGCGACCGTTGTTCGTACTGTGGTATTTTGAGCAACTTTTCAATTTTATCCATAAAAACCTATTTTTTTGTATTTAAATAAGTTTTAAATCAAATTATTTAATTTTTTTAACTAAAACAGTCGGAGTATTTTTCTTTTTCATTTGTTTTTTATCGTATTCTGGTATAGCTTTCGCTTTTTTTTCATCGTAATTTTTTTTACAATATTTCCAAAGTTCTTTAGTTCCAACTTTGAAATTTCTAGTTGGTTTTGCTCTATACCAAAATACACAATCTTGAATGTTATTACTTTTAGAAGTATTATCTAAGACTAAACAATCGTAACCTTCTGTACAACTATTTAGAACATCTTGGAATACACTAAAATGTGGAAAAATTCCAAAAAAATTTTTGTATATTTTTTCTTGATTTTGAATGATGTTTTCTCTTAAAATAAATACGTAGTCTATGTTTGATCTTAAATCTGGTGGCAAATCCATACAATACTGCATAGTTAGCATGAATGATATTCTCCAATGTCTTCCATTCATAAATATTCCTCGTATGTTCACGTCTCTTATCATTCGTTTGTCGTACATACAATCGTCCAATAGAACAAAAACATCACCATCTGGAGTTTTAGTATCAGAGTTAATTACTTTTTTCTGTCTAGTTATTACCTGCTGAATTATTTCTGGTTTGTATTCTGAATGAATTAATATTTCCGGGATAAATTTAGAATAATAAGCGTTTCCATCTTCAGTTGCCGATATAGCAACTCCAGCTTTTATACGCCTCATATAATATAATATATCAGCAACCAATGTACTTTTTCCTGTACCACGTTTTCCTATAAATACAATAGTTGGCGGGCCTGCTCCAGTAGTTCTTCTTGCTTCTATACTTCTAGGTTTAAATTTTGATAAACTAATAGACATTATTAAATTAATAATATTTTTAAAAGAAAAATACTCCACGAAATAATCAATCAAAATAATTGGAAGTTAGAGGTATATCAGTTTCAAGAGTGTAATATGAAACTATTATACTTATTATTATACCCGAAAAGCATGATATTCCGAGACACAACTTTTTATATTTTTCTTCCTTATCAAATTTATTTAATAACATGTAAAACAAAAAACTTGAAAAACCTATTATAATTAAATGCATTAGATCTAAAGTGTAAAAATCTAGAAACGCCATTGTATTACATTACATTTTATTTATAAAATAAAGTACAAAATTAAACCAATTCAGTAAAATCAAATTCAATAAAATCAAATTCAAATATATTATGGAATTAAAAGTGTATCCCATCCACCGGCAAAACGGTCTATAAATTTTGAATAATTTAATTGTTCCATACAATATTTTTTAATATCAAATTTACCATCTTCCTTGTAAGTTGGATAGCTTTTATTTACAGCATCACTTAGATATGGTCCAAAAAAATCTTCATTTTCGTATAATATAACCGGTCTATATTTTTTAATAGTTTCGACACCTTTTGAAAATAAAAAATTTTCAGAACCTTGTGCGTCACAATGAATAAAACCTATATCGTCTAAATTCATATTATCTATAGTTGTTAATTTAATATCTTCTCCATCGTCTCCTAAGCAAATACCTCCAAAATTACACCCTAAATGTCTTTCATCTGTGTGTCTTTTTTTTACATTTCCTCCACCACCATCTAAAGCAACAGCATTCATTTTTCCACATCCTTCGAAACAGAATACACCCGAATGGCGTGGTATAATTTTATTTTGTAGATTATTTTGTTCTATATTTTTAACTAATAAATTATACATATCACGCTGTGGTTCGTATACGTACAATTTTTGTGTATCGTTTAAATAAGAAGCATATACAATAGACGACGTACCGCAATGTCCTCCTATTTCTAAAATATTGCGATTAGCGGGTATATATTTACGCAATTCTAATAACGTATTGATTTCCCAGTATTCACCTTTTCTAAAAACATCCCCGATATAATTTTCATTTTTATATAGAGTAATCAAACCATATTCAGTATGATATGTCTCCATTTGTAATTTATTATATTATTAATTTAAAATTAAAACGAATATATATAATATAATAATATAAATATAATGGGTATCACTGTTAATGATCTTACAACTTTTAATACTTTAATTAAAATAGATTATGGAGATAAAATAGTATTTTTTAAGTTTGGAACAGATTGGTGTATTCCGTGTATCGAAATTGATAAAATTTTGGTAACTATTCCAAATTCACTTATTTATTATATATCTTTTGATAACGAAAATTTTGAATCGTATTTAATGGAAAATAAAATTTACACTATTCCATACATAATAATTAAATATGGCAAAAAAATTAAGAAAATAAATGGCATACATACTATTAATCAAATCGAGAAATACATCGAAGAACTCAAAATTTAATTTAATTTAATTATTGCTAAAAAAAAAATAGTTTAAAAAAATAGCAAATAAAACTATTGGGATACAATGACGGAAAATTATAAAAAATACACGCAAATAGAGCACATACTGGCCAGACCTGGTATGTACATCGGGGATACAAAATGTACATCAACAGAGTGTTGGGTTGTAAATCTAGAAACTAATAAATCGGAAATTAAGATGTGTAAGTGGAATCCTGGTATTTTTAAAATATTTGATGAAATTTTGGTTAACGCAACCGATGAGGTACAGAGAAACAAATCTGTTAAATGTATCAAAATAGAAATAAACGATAAATTCATTTCAGTTTACAATGACTCCGGAATACCTATTGAAATTCACCCAGAATATGATATTTATATTCCAGAATTAATCTTTGCGAATTTATTAACTTCCAGTAATTACGACGACACCGTTAAAAGAACTACAGGTGGATTAAATGGTCTCGGTGCTAAACTTACTGCTATATTTTCGAATGTATTTACAGTGGAAACCGCAAAAGCCGGTAAAAAATACACCCAAACTTACGAAAAAAATTTGAGTATTATAGGGAAACCGGTCATTACGACTTCATCTAAAGAATATACAAAAATTACATTTTTTCCAGATTTCGAAAAATTTGGAGTAAAATGTATATCCGATGACACAAATGAAGTTCTAATCAAGCGTGTTTTCGACATCTGTGCTATAACACCTAAATATGTAGACATCTTTCTGAACGGTAAGAAATTGCCCATTAAAAATTTTTCAGATTATATTTCTGTTTACATTGGAAATATTAAAACAAGTCCAAGAGTAATTCAAGAAAGTGAAAATGAACGATGGAAAGTTTCTGTATCAGCATCTCAAAACGGATTCCAATGTATATCGTTTGTTAATGGAATATGTACATCTGATGGCGGAAGTCACGTAGAACACGTTATAAATCCAATAATTAAGAAATTAACCGATCTAATTCAAGAAAAACACAAAAACCTGACAATCAAACCACAATACATCAAGGATAATCTATTTGTTTTTATAAATTGCTTCATCGACAATGCGACTTATTCTTCACAAACCAAGGAAAAACACATCACCAAAGTTTCAGACTTCGGAACTAAATTTACTCATTCTGATGATTTTATATCACAAATAGCAAAATTGGGAATAATCGACAGCATTTTAGCAATAGCAGAAGCAAAAGAAAAGAAATCTCTACAGAAGACTGACGGCAAAAAAATCGGACGGATTCTAATTCCAAAGCTAGATGACGCAAATAAAGCTGGAACGAAGGACTCTAAAAACTGTACTATTATTTTTACAGAAGGAGATTCGGCTAAAGCAACTGCGATTTCGGGGTTGTCTATAGTAGGCCGAGATCACTACGGAGTTTTTCCACTTCGTGGTAAACTTTTAAATACAAAAACTGCCACTTATGCTCAACTTGCCAACAATGAAGAAATTAATAACATTAAAAAGATCATCGGACTTCAAACTGGTAAAAAATACAAAGCAGTTTCAGAACTTAGATATGGAAAAATTCTAATCATGACAGATGCGGATACAGATGGATTTCACATCAAAAGTCTCATTATTAATTTTATAGGAGATGGCTGGCCAGAACTACTCAAAACGGATTTTGTGTCTTCCCTAATTACACCAATTGTTAAAGTTTCACATAAAAACCTAACAACACCGTTTTACAATATCAGCGATTACAATTTGTGGAAAGAAAAGAATGATACATCTAAATTCAAAATTAAATATTACAAGGGACTTGGTACTAGCACAACCCTTGAAGCTAAAGAGTACTTCAAAGAAATGAAAACTCTCGATTATAAAAACTGTTCAGAAGAAGATGAAAAATATTTAAATCTTGCTTTCAGCAAAACCGAATCGGACTCAAGAAAGAAATGGATATTAGACAATATAAAAAATCCTCAAACACTTGATTATACAGTTTGTAAAGTTGACATATCTACATTAATTAATAAAGAACTAGTTTTATTTTCGATTGCGGACAACGTAAGATCTATTCCAAATTTTATAGATGGAATGAAACCTTCACAAAGAAAAGTAATTTTTGCTTGTATTAAGAAAAATTTATACTCTGAAATAAAAGTTTCACAACTTTCTGGATATGTATCTGAAGTTTCGAGTTATCATCATGGTGAAGCGAGTCTACAGGATACAATTATAAATTTAGCACAAAATTTCGTGGGTTCTAATAATGTAAATCTTTTAGAACCAGTGGGACAGTTTGGTTCCAGACTATTCGGTGGTAAAGATTCGGCGAGTCCAAGATACATCTTTACCAATCTTTCTAAAAATTTTAAAGAGTTATTTAATCCAGATGATTTCAATATATTAGACTATCTCGACGACGATGGATTTTCTATTGAACCGAGGTATTACGTCCCTAATTTGCCGATAATTTTGATAAACGGATCGAGGGGAATCGGAACTGGATTTTCTACCGATATTCCATGTTTTAATCCAAAAGACATAAAAGATAGACTACTAAAATTGACTGAAAATGAAGACTGTGAAATTGAAGAACTGATGCCGTGGTACAAAGGCTTTACTGGAAAAATTATTAAAGTTGAAACTAACAAATGGACATCACATGGATTATATGAAGTGAAAAGCAATAAGATTATAATTACGGAACTACCGATCGGAACCTGGACAGAAGATTACAAAACTTTTTTGGATAAACTTGAAACTGACGAAATAATTTATTCTTATAAGAATAATTCAACTGATACTACTATTCATTTTGAAGTTAGTTTATCATTGGAAAATGTAATACAATGGACTACCAACGGAGAAATAGAAAAAAAATTAAAATTGATGTCCCATATATCAGGGAAAAACATGTATGTATTTGATGAAAATGATAAAATAGTAAAAATGGAGAGCGCTGAAGAAATAATTTTTAGATTTTGGAAAATCAGGAATGAATATTACCTCAAACGACAGAAATACCAGATTAATAAAATCAAATGTGAACTAGATATAATAACAGCTAAAATAAAATTCATCGATGACGTAATCCATGAAAATATCAAGGTATTCCGGCAGCCACTTGAATTTATAAATTCTCAACTTGAGATGAAAAAATATTCTAAAGTTGAAAATAGTTATAGATATCTTACAGACATGAAAATACACTCATTCAGCAAAGACACTATAGATACATTAAATGATAAAATGAAAACGCTATCTGAAGAATATACAAAAATTTTGAATTTGAAATTGAAAGATTTTTGGAACGACGTTTAAATTTAAAACAAAAATTAAAATATATATAATAATATAAATGGGAATAACTTATATGCCAGCTAATAATCCATTTTTTATTTTTATTACACTTGTATTAGTTGCATGGGTGTGGACAGTTTTTTCTTCACTTAATGCTCTTAAAGTAGCAAATAATCCAAGTTTGGGAGGCTGCTGCGCTACAAACACGTGTGGTGATGCGCCAGTTGATGTTATAATGTACAGAATGACTTTAATAATTGGTATTATTATGACTCTCGTTTTAGTTGCTTCGGTTTATTACTATTTTAAAGATAGAAAAGGAGATTAAATAAGTTAATAAATCAATCAATCAATGTATTCAAAACTACAACACCGTGATCGCTAGCAAGTGGTATATTTTCATTATTTTCCCCGATGTGTTTTAAACATTTACTGGAACCTTGATTAATATTCTTAGTAAAGAAGTAATCAAGTCTCCATCCCTCGTTTCTGTTTCTAGCAATGGACATTCCGTTTTCCTTCGCCCTACGTGTATCCCACCAAGTAAAAATGATGTCGTCATTATCGATACAGTCTCTGTAATTAATTTTAATTAAACGATCATAGAATTCTAGTTCATGCGGATAAATTCCAGGCATTGCAATAGTGCTTTTAATGTCAAAGTGAGTCGAAACAGCGATGTTCAAATCCCCACAGAAGATAACTTTACCTTCAAGTGAATTTAAATACATTATCATAGCTTCAATGAAGATTATTTTTTTATCGTAATTAGATCCAGAGTTGGGCGCGTATACCGTAATAAGTACAAAATTATCAAAATTTGCCACTATAATTCTGCCCTCCGTGTCTTCGTATCCAGGAATCTGTTCTTGAATGTCTTTTAAATTTAGATGCTCTTTATAAAAAATACATGTACCGGAATATCTTTCTGGGGCTCTTGCTCCAGAAGATTTTGATTCATTAAAATACGAATTATATCCAGGAATCTTAAAATTTTTAGAAATAGCAATGCTACAACGAGTTTCTTGAAGGCAAATAATGTCTGGATCTTCTTCCTTGATAAGAATGTCTATTGGGCTATTTTCTTGAATCTCCATTAATGCGTCTTTCTTCAATTTGGACGCAATTTTGTCGTTAAAAATACGGGAGCGAATACCATTGATGTTCCAAGTAATAACTTTGAGCATTTGTTTATCAATTTACTATTTTACTAGTTTCTTATTATAAATTAAAAAACGTAATAATTAAATCATTTATTAATTATTTTATTAATTTATTAGTTTTAATGAACATTTTTATCTCAGATGGTTTATCTGTTAATAATATAGGTCTTTCTATAGGTGGGTGCCACAATTTTATAATAATACTATATATTACTCTCCATCTTTCAGCATCTTCGGTTAAAATTGATATTCCGTGACAATTCGAATTAAACGTTTCGTTTAGATTTGATAAACAGCTCGACAATTTAATATAAACGTGTAGTGGAAAGTTATGATTTCCCTTACAATTTTCAAGATTTATAAATAAATGGCACACCAAATTGTCTTTCTTAATTAAATTCCACGTAGATTCAAAAAGAATTAAAAAGTCGTCAAAGTCGTCTTCGCGATAATCGAATTTTTTCGCATCTATAGTTACTAAACATTTTTCACGATCTAAATTTATGATAAAATTATTTTTATACATAACTTAATTATTATTTAATATTTTAATTTAAAAGAATAAATTAGCGCACCTTAAAAATATTGCGTTTTTAGAAGAATATTAAAGAAATTGGTAGTATATTACATTGAAAGCGACACTGTATTATGTTCACAGATGTAGATCAGATATGGAAAGACTTTGAAAAGGTACAATTAGAAAATGAACATAAAAATGAAAAATGTAACACCGACACTGACACTTATTCTAAGTTATCCGAATATGACGCTTGTAATTTGTGTAAACATCTTAAAAAATTTATCGACGAAAAAGAAAAATCTGAAATATGTCAGGACTGTGGCCTAGTTTTTTTTACATCTATTTTTGAATCAAATGAATGGAACACTTACAAAAATGACAACGGCACGTATCAGGTTAGTATTCAACGCGCAGATGCGTATATATCCGATAATCCATATGATATACCCGGTACAATTCCAGGATTTAATAAATATGGTCTAATGATGAGAATACATTATCAACAAACCTTTAGTCATAAACAAAAGACTTTTTGGATAATATCGGAAAAATTGAGTAATTACTGTACAAACATTGGAATACATCAAAATGTTCTTCCTACAGCTAAAAACATGTGGCACATATGTATGGAATCTGGTAAACTTACTCGGGCATCGGTAAGAAATGGATTAATTTCAGCCTGCTTGTATTATTCATGTGTATTCAATAATACTCCAGTTGATAGGCAACGAATTATTGATATCACGGATGGAAATCAAAAGGGATTTTTAAAGGGCGAAAAAATATTCATGGAAATTATGGATAATAATAAGACTTATGGACATCTCGGTAAAGAAAAAATAGATATCAAAGAAAATGATACATTCATTAAATTCTGTTCAGAACTCGGATTACCATATAGTACTTATAACATCTGTAATGAAATCTATACATTAAATATAGAAAAGTTAGAGTCTGTAGCTCCCAAATCGATAACAGCTGGGGTTTTATTTTATGTTGTTAAGTTTAAACTTGGGCTTAAACAGCCTTCTAAATCGAGAATATCTCAGATAGTTAACGTTTGTATACCAACCATAAATAAGGTAATCAATATTTTAGAAAATTAAATAATTATGTAATATATATTATAACTATGATTCCTAGATTTTTATTGTGGAACGCTCCAAGTGTAGCTGATAGGTTAGCGCGACCCCCTGCTCCTATTGCACTACCTGCTGCTCCGGAACCAGTTATACAACCTGAATTAATCGAAGTAGATTTATACCAAAAATATTTAGATAGAATGGATAAAGGAATTCCGCTTGATAAAATTAGAAGACATTGGTATGTTGATAAAGCGGAACTTTTAATTAAACCAAGTTTTTATGACCATCATCATTTTGACAAATATACGTCTCAGGAAATTTTTATACATTTATTCAGTATAATGCTAGGATGCGATTCCGCGCACGACTTTACCAAATCTACATCTTCAGATTCACTTAAAATCTACATCAACGATTTAAAAAAAAACACTAAAAAAAAAAATTACCAGGATGGATATGAATGGATTTATGTTCCATCTACTGTAGAAGAAAATAAGGTAGCAATTAATGAGTATGTTATAAAAGCCAATGTTGAAAATGTGATGAAAGCATGTGATCACACACGCTCGCGCTCATTGGTAGGCGACCCGAATAAGTACACTCTACTTGCTCACTGTATATTCCTAATAAATATTGAAATATATATGTCATGTAATATAAATTTATCACCCGTACTACAAAATCCACAAGAAGTTGAAAACTTTTGCAAAGACGGTTTATTTGCTTTTTTCAAAAGCGACTTTAATGCAAAAGCTGTTTCCCAGGCAATAATACATATTTTGGGAATTAATAAATATCCAAGTTCTGGTATTCTAAATCCAGGCGAGCTACAGAGTACGCCGAATCTACATAGAAATCTTATAGATTTTCCTTTCAGCGAAATTGATCCAATTAAGGTAAGAATAGATGCTACAAGTGCGAGTATTAATGTTGCACCAGAAGCTGTTGGTCTATCCCTTAATCCAAGAATGCAAAATCTGATAATAGATATAGCTGCATCATCTGATCCGGCGTGGTTTGGAACATTACATTCATATTATAAATTTTATATTAGACAACAACAATATACATATCGACCTACTAGAATAAAAGCGTTTGTCGATTTAGGTCAGCAACGACTTTATATAGTAGATTCCACTCTAACTCCAGCTCTTCCAGAACCCAAAACTGGCAAGATACCTGTACGTGTTTATGTACATTCTTTTTTATTTAGACCAATGAATGTATTAGCGTTACCTCTTCAAAATACTAAGCGTGCTAGAATGGATTTAATAATCGAGCAATGGATGACCACATATAAAGAGCAGGGGACTGAACTTGAAGATTACGCCGAAAAAGATTTTAAATATTTTATTACACAAAGTACATGCGTTAAAACTTTAGGAGATTTTTTACAGATTGTATCTTATGCTAATGATGCCTATCCTAAAGCTTTTCATACCTTCGATACTATAGCAGCTCATATAGCTTCCGTTGTAGGAAAAACCGTAATTTTTGATTCCGGACCCTCTTCAAGATCGAGGGAAGAACTTAGGTTCGTATACATAGATAGCGGAACTGCTATATCGCGGAAACTTCCTTCAATTGGGGTAAGACTAGGATGTGAAATAACCGCCGAGGCTGCCAGCACGAATACAAGTCCAGTTTGGAAATTTTTGGGCTACAAGTTTGGAAAAATAAATAATATTTCAACTAGGATCAAAGCTATGTCACATTTAAAACTAAAGAACAAATTAAAATCGGTTGGTATTAAAATTACTAAAAATTTAAGAGGTAAACGAAAGTATTTAACAAGAAAAGAACTTGAAAATAAAGCTTTATTATTTAACAAGTTACAAAACACTGCTAAAAAAATGAAAATTAAAATAATGTACAAATCCAGAAATGGGTTATACAAATACAAAACGTATAAACGTCTACAAAAAGAAATAAATTCTAAAAAAATAAATTCGAAATATAACATCAGTCGTAAGTATAAAAAACCATTTGTTAGAAATTTTAACTTTGGATGACCTTTCGCGAACAAAACAGAATAAATGGATATCGCACCGGATTCGTAAATGAAGATTTCCGATAAAATATAAAATATAAATTATGTATCGGACTATCTGAGAAAAGAATCCAAAATTAAAATATTACATTTTCATAATAATATGGCATGTTTACAATATTATTATGAAAATCCAGAAGATCGTGAAAAAAATCGAATCAACTGCGAAGGTAAAATATTCCCAAATTTGTATAACGTCGACACATATACATCTAAAGAAATGTATGATTTTATAGACTCCAATTATTCTTCAAAAGCTTTTCCAGATGCTGAAGTATCCCCATTCGAATTCAATGAAAGATACATAGACAAAACAAATGACGAAATCTGTAAAATACCAGATATGTCGCTTACTCCGCAACAAAAATTTATGGGACAAATAATGGGTCCGGCTTCAAATTTTAATAATATGTTGATTTTTCACGGACTTGGTTCGGGAAAGTCGTGTACATCTATAGTTATTGGAGAAGCTCTCAAAAATTCCACAAATAGACGACTTATATTTGCTGTTCCGGCGCCACTTGTTGATCAATACTTTGAAGAAATCTCGGGCGAAATTAGAAATGGAAAATATTTTTCGTGTCCGTCATTTTGTTTACACCGAGAGGGAGATGAAGATCGTGACTATTACGTTTCAGATGTTCAAAATGTAATGCTCAATTTAAAAATGACCGAAGCAAACAGGGCGTATGAAATATTAGAAAGATATAAAAAATTAATAGACGACGGAGATACATCTCAAGCTACTAAGAAATTATTTACTGATCAAGAAAATAGACATCAGACACTCGTAAAAGAACTTGCTAAACAACAATCTTACTACGGATCCAGTATACTTCGAACCTTTGACATTGTGAGTCACCAAACATTCATAAATTCTCTGTATAAAACTGGAAAGACGGGTGCAATGATAAAAGGAGATCGTTTGTTAAATGAAGACTCTGCGTTGTTTAGTGAAAACGGACTTTTAATAATAGACGAAATTCAAAGATTAGTATCCGAGGGAGGTATATTCTATAAAAAATTGTATGACGCTATTAAGTATTACTTTCACCCAAGATTAAAAATCGCAGTTATGTCTGCAACACCCGTTTATGATAATCCATATGAATTGGCATTAACTATGAATTTATTAAGACCGAGAATACCGTTTCCAGTTACTCAAAAAGACTTTTATAAATTTTTTATAGGAGAAATAGACGAAGAAGGAAATTGTACTGAAAGCAAATCTGGAAAAACTTGGATTTCACAAAATTCGTGTGTAATTAATAAAGATTTAATTAGTTATTTATGTTCTGGATATATTTCATATTTCAAAGGTGGTAATCCGAATGCTTATCCGTATAAGCGAACGATTACACTTGAACATCTTTTTACACCTCAGCACAAAACACTTTACATCAGTGCTTTAGTATCCGATGCTTCGAAGGACAAAAATACACAAAATGCCGAAGGATTTGGAATTTATCAGAATATTTTACTAGGTAATTACGATACAGCGTCGGAGGACAAGGTAACCGGGATATACGTAACTACACAACAATATTCAAATATAGCTCTTCCTCAAAAAGAAAATCAGGTAAATAAAACACTTGCGCAAAAAAAAGAAGCTTTACAAATTTTTAAGAATGAATTACTAAAAAGAAAACTTGAACAAAGAGCAGTTCTAGACTTTGTAACACAGTTTTCTAATAAATTTTCTAAAATAATAGAATTAACATTATTATGTAACGGACCAGTTTTTATTTTCTCAAATTGGCTAACGTACGGAGTTGAACCACTTGCTATTATACTCGAGGCATGCGGATTTAAAAGTTTTGACTTATACGGTCCCGGAGAAAATAGATACTTCATATGGAGTTCTGAAACAAAAACAAAGGACAAAACGGGTGATTTAATTAAAAAAGCAAGAAACAAATTCAATTCGCCTGAAAATAATACTGGAAATGTATTAAAAGTAATTTTAGGTACTCGCTCGGTTATGGAGGGTGTATCTTTTAGAAATGTAAAGCAAGTACATATTACCGAACCGTGGTGGAATGAATCTAGAATCAATCAGATTATAGCTAGAGCATCTAGATATTGTAGTCATTCTAGTTTACCGAATGTAGAACAATATGTAGATATATACAGACACTACTCAGTTTTTTCGATTGGTGGACAAAAAGTAGACACAGAGGCATCGGAAGCATTAAAAATAGGAAATATACAAAATTGGAAAAGTTTATCAAGTGTGAGTATAGATCAAAAAATGGCCATGATGTCTTTACGAAAGTATGCAGTGAACACGGAAATAGAAAATTTGTTGAAAGAATGTTCAATTGATGTTGATATAAACAAAAACGGAAACATTTTGCGCTTAGAAGAAATGGTCGTACCGCTGGTAGACGGTACGTATAATATTCATTATAAAAATCCGTCTACTGGTAAAATTTATCTCAGAACTGGAATACCAAAGAAGGTTAATTTCAACGAAATCTACGAAAGAAAATACTCATTTCCAAATAAAGAATACGATCTTGAATTTGTTGAAACTGGGCAGAATAAATTTGGAGAATTTGTAGTTTATAAAGATTCTGAGATTATAAATACAGACATCATAAACCCCGATTTAAATATGAGAGAAGTACTTGTTCCATGGAAAAACGAAGAAACACTCACAACATTAGAACTACCTCGAGAAATAAAATTATATTTCGTAGATTTAGCCAAAAAATACGCATTGTTGCCATTTCTTAGAAAAAAGTACTTCAATGAAAAGGGAACGAGATTTATTAAGTTCGATCACACTAAAAATATGGCCGGTTTATTAATGAAATGTATCACAACATTGTCTACTAATACAAATATCTCAATAAATATAAGAAGAGAAATGGTTGAACTAATTAAAAAAGATAGTGTCAAGCAGAAAATAAATGAAGACGTCGTTAAATTGATAGCTACATATGGATATCCAGAGTCCTATTTGGAAGAATTATTAATACTTGCTGCAAATAATCCAGGTGCTATAAAAGAAGCGCTAGATTCTTTAAAATAAACTTTGCGTTATAATTATGATATAAAAACGATATTAAGAATTATTTTTCAAAAATTAAAATGTGTTAATATTATTAAATGAGTCAAGAATCGATAAGTTTTTTTGAAGACAAAACAACTGAACAGATAATTAATTGGATGATTGCTCATTTATCTGAAAGTCAATTACGGGCCTGTTTAAATTCGGCTGGAATAACTCCAGAGTATTCTACAGGACAGGGTCCATCCAGAGTGGTTCCAAGTTCGTCTGGGGCTGGTCCAAGTTCGTCTGGGGCCGGTCCAAGTTCGTCTGGGGCTGGTTCTTCATCTGATCCGTTACCAATGATGCCACAGTCTATGCCACAGGTTCCACAATTTAGTCCTCCGCCGACTATAGCTCCGCGTCAATTTCCGACATTTAATGTAGCTCCATATGAAGATCCAGATATATCGTCTAGACAAATCAATCCGTTATCAACACAAGATCTCGAATCATTGATTAAATACGTTGGATATCAGGTAGAAAGCAAGGAAGACATAACACGAGCGTTTCCGGCGGTAGATGCGATCGGTTTAGGAGCCATTCCAGTTTATATATACGGTTATTCAGCTCCAATTGTATATTTTATCGGGTTTGTAACTGGTCCAACTGGCATGTTTGTTAAAGCATTTCAGGCACCAACATTAAAAATTTTTAAACAAATAGGTTTTGAATTATTAAGAATATTAAATGAAAATGTAATATCTGGAATTTACAAATTAAATCCAGGAGAAACAGTAACAAAAGAAATGCAGCGACGCGCCAAGGCTTTTGCTTTATTGAACAACAAACAGGGTATAATGACAAACACTTTACAGATTTTGAATCCAAGTTATATAAAAGATGTAGTTAGACCATATATTGCTACTCAGAAAGCAGCAAAATTCGGAATTACTGAAAATTACAATGACACTGGATACATTTTCGATGACTTAACCGTAGACGATTTTGATAATCTCGATAATAATTTTGGAGAAAATGAAGATCAGGATTATGAAGAAAATTATGAAGAAGAAGAAAATGAAAATGAAAATGAAAATGAAAATCAAGATTACGATGAAACCGAAACCGAAAGCATTCCAGTTACTAAAAATATGCGAGTATATGACATGAATCCGGAGCAGTTAAGTCAGCACATGCTTAACAAATTTGGTTCGAAATTTGCTAGCGACTACACTGCAGAAAAATACGTTAATTCAAACGGAGTTCCAGCTGTTAAATACATAAAAAGTGAAAAAAGTGAAAACATAGAAAATGAAACTAATTCTGAAATGAATTCTGAAATGAATTCTGAAATTGGCGGACCTATAATAAACGGGTTTGGAGAAGAATCGGATGAAGAAGAAAATTTATTTTAATAAAATCTAATTTTTTTTGGTTATAGTTTTTTTAGGTTTTAGAGAAAGACCGTCCATAAATTTAAATAAATTTTTTTCATCACATTTTGTAGAAAATCTATTTAAATATTTTTCATATTCAATTTTTTCCGTGTAGTATTTTTTATAAGCCTTGTTGAAATCGATAATTAAATTTTTAAAATTATCGGTCAGGATTTTATTCCAAGATCTGTGTATTTTTTTGATGCGAAATTTAAAAATTTCATAATTATATATATTTTTATTTAAATTTTTTTTTAAAAGAACGGCATCTTCTAGTGTTTCGTTCGAAATTTCATTTTCAAACATATTTATATTGATATTATAAATTAATTCTAATATACTGTTATCTAAGATTAGAGTCTTAAGTTTTAATTGCGACTGCGTCATTTGCTTTTATTTTGAACCAGGGTTTATTTTTAAGTTGAATTAAAAATGGTAATATAATACGTGTTTTAAATTAAAAATAAAAATATTTTTCAATTATTAAATAATATAATGGGAGATTTTGATACAGTTCCAGAAGTAGTCCCCGAACCAGTTACTGAAGTCGTTCCAGAAGTAGTACCAGAACCAGTTACTGAAGTCGTTCCAGAAGTAGTCCCCGAACCAGTTACTGAAGTCGTTCCAGAAGTAGTTCCAGAAGTCGTCCCCGAACCAGTTCCAGAAGTCGTTCCAGAAGTAGTTCCAGAAGTAGTTCCAGAAGTCGTTCCAGAAGTAGTTCCAGAAGTAGTTCCAGAAGTCGTTCCAGAAGTAGTTCCAGAAGTAGTTCCAGAAGTAGTACCCGAACCAGTTACTGAAGTAGTTCCAGAAGTCGTCCCCGAACCAGTTCCAGAAGTCGTTCCAGAAGTAGTTCCAGAAGTCGTCCCCGAACCAGTTCCAGAAGTCGTCCCCGAACCAGTTCCAGAAGTAGTTCCAGAAGTCGTTCCAGAAGTAGTTCCAGAAGTAGTTCCAGAAGTCGTTCCAGAAGTAGTTCCAGAAGTAGTTCCAGAAGTCGTTCCAGAAGTAGTTCCAGAAGTAGTTCCAGAAGTAGTACCCGAACCAGTTACTGAAGTAGTTCCAGAAGTCGTCCCCGAACCAGTTCCAGAAGTCGTTCCAGAAGTAGTTCCAGAAGTCGTCCCCGAACCAGTTCCAGAAGTCGTCCCCGAACCAGTTCCAGAAGTAGTTCCAGAAGTCGTCCCCGAACCAGTTCCAGAAGTCGTTCCAGAAGTCGTTCCAGAAGTAGTCCCCGAACCAGTTCCAGAAGTAGTCCACGAACCAGTTCCAGAAGTAGTCCCCGAACCAGTTCCAGAAGTAGTCCCCGAACCAGTTACTGAAGTAGTTCCAGAAGTAGTACCCGAACCAGTTACTGAAGTAGTTCCAGAAGTAGTCCCCGAACCAGTTACTGAAGTAGTTCCAGAAGTAGTCCCCGAACCAGTTACTGAAGTCATTCCAGAAGTAGTACCCGAACCAGTTACTGAAGTCATTCCAGAAGTAGTTCCAGAAGTAGTCCCCGAACCAGTTACTGAAGTAGTTCCAGAAGTAGTACCCGAACCAGTTACTGAAGTAGTTCCAGAAGTAGTACCCGAACCAGTTACTGAAGTAGTTCCAGAAGTAGTACCCGAACCAGTTACTGAAGTAGTTCCAGAGCCCGAACAGGTGTATGTAGCTGCTCCAGAATCGTACGCAGAACCAATGCATGTAAATGTATCTGGATCGACAACAGACCCAATACATTTACACGTAATATCTAAAGAAGCTATGGAAGAACGTAAATCTAAAGGTATCATTTGGCGTGGTAAGAATATTTACTGACTATTAAAACGTTTATTTTGATTAAAATCGTTTAATTCGAATACTAAATTTAATAAAATTATACTTTATATTTTACTAATTGCTTTAAAATATAAAATATAAAGATAAATTAATCTATAGTAATGATAACGAATTACTACGCAAATGAATACTCTTGAAATTTCTAATATCGCAGCCGCATGCGGTAAAAACCCTTATGAAAATAGGCAAAAAATAATGCTGCTTCTGTTGTGTAGAAAATACAAAAAAATCTATAAAGATGTATTTAAAATTATAGGAGTTATAGAATATATCTCAAAAGATATTAAAACGTTTGACATGGAAATTAAAGATATGTATCTGGAACATAAAAAAACCGTAAATAATCCAAAAGACTTTAAAACAATCGAAAAGAATATAACCGACAAAATGAAACTTAAAAAAGAAATTACAAAAAAAGATCTCGATTTCGCAAAAACGTTTATAGAAACATCTCTCAAAAAAGATTGTGGAACAAACTCAGAAAAAAGTGTTATAAAAAAACAGAAATACACTAAAGGCAATAATTGTATCTTTACCTTTACAAATTCTGAATTTAATTGGGCAATAAGGGGATTTCATGATGCCACTGATAATGATAATGACGTTGTCATAGAAATTAAAACAAGAATGAAACTTCAGAATGTCAGGAGAAATGAATATGATCTGTATCAACTTTTTGGATATCTAATCTCTATGAATAAAACTCGTGGAAAAATTGTTCAATATTTTAACGACATTGTTTATGATTCCGACATTCCTACATTCAATGAATACGGAATCATAGATATTACAATCGAACCGTGTAAAAGCAAATTTGAAGAATTTATAAACGAACTTAATCTTTTTTTTCAAGAATTAAATACTTACTCCGATACCCGTTTAATAAATATTAAAGATGTAATTAAAGAAGCTGAACTGCCTATAGCACTCTTTGACGAAGATGGCATTCCTCATAATGTCAATCCATTGTACGAAAAAATAATTCAAGCAATTATTTAAAAATTTTTTTTAATACTTCTTTATCTGCTAAACCACGTGTTATCTTTTTATTGTGTATAATAGTTGGAAATATAGTAGGTCCTTTCAAAAATTTATCTACTTCGTCTATAATATTTTCTCTATCTTTTGTCGGTATATCTATAAAATTAGGGTCGAAACCAAAAGTTTTGTCTTTACTTTTGTAAGTAATCACTGTATGCTTTTTTTCCGTTTCAGAAATATAATCGTTTTGTAAAATTTCGCAGTATGGACAGTTTTCCATTGATAATACTATTATATAATCGGAAAAGATATCTATTGTATCTACAATACCTTCGGGTTTTACAGGAACTATGGGTTTTAAAGGAATATTTTCTACAAAAAGTTTTTCGATCATGTAAATAGAACTTCCTGTGATTATTAATAGAATTATAAAAATTAAAACGTTCAGCATTTACAAATTAAATTATATAATAATATAATAATATATACAAATTTAACTCATTAATTTAATTTAATTTTGATTTATTTTGATTTGTATATATTATTAATGGCAAAATCTAGATATAGTACACTTTCAAAAATATTTGGGTATATTTTTTTCTGCGCTGTAATGACCGTATTTATTATTGCATGGGCAACAGGGACCGCGATGAACGTAAACCAAAATAGAAGTAGTACTACATTTCAATTTATTTTTATATTTAGTGTATTTATGTATGTTTCTTATCTTTTTTGGGGAAAAAATGCTCTGCTTATACCTGTTTTATTAGTATTATATTTAATGTATAAAAAATTTTTTATAAACAATCAGGAAATGAGATATTTATATAGATAAATAGAATATCACAATTCATTTAATTGCTAAAAATTAATAAATCTAAATACATTATATAAATACATATATAGATATGGATATGAATACAATCGACGAACCTAGTGTTCCACGTGAGATTTTAGTAAATATTACAGTGATAACAGACCAGTCTTGGGACAACGTTGCGAAGATTATGAGACGTATTGACGATAAATGTATTAAAACTTCGCACCGAATCAATATATTTTACGGCAAAAATATGAAAATGTTACAAAATGTATGTATTAGAAAAGGGTTTACAGTTTTTAGAAGATCTACGTCAAACGAAACTTACAATTCCGATATTAAAAATGTTTTAGATTACACAAAATTTTGTATTATATTTCATAATTTTACCGAATATAATACAATATCTAGTTGTACGATCGAATTATGTAAATTAAATTGTATTCCATATTTTATAATTTCAGAACACACAGATTCTTATTATTTCAATGGTGAATACATTCACTCTAAAAAATTTAAAAATTGTGTAAAAGAGATACATCTTTCACCGAGGAATACAATTGTATCGCTTGATTTTAATCCATTTAAAATTTCAAATCCAGACCCCGATACTGATCCTGAAAATAGCGTCGAAAAATTTATGGAAAATTATGATTATCTTCAAGAACTTAAAAAAACCAATCGAACTATTCTAATTACTTAACTTAATTATCTTAACTTAACTTATCTAAGTTGTTCTTTTGCGAAAAAAATACCCCTTTTATATAATTCAATTATTAAATTTGGTTCCAGTTTATCTAAATTTAAATAAACACTTGGGTTAAGTTTATCTGTACATTCTATTATAAACGTAGATCTGGGTTTAGTATAATTCAATAAAGTCTTAAACACCTTGTTCATGTAAGAATTTCCTGAATAGTTTACTATGATACTATAACCACATATATATACATCTCCCCTCGGGGATCCATAAACGTTTTTACAACATCCGTCCACATATTCTGAGTCTCCTATACGAACACTTTTAAATATAAAAGGGATACTCATAGAAGCTTTTATTGCGTCTTTTAATTTAATATTTGGATATTCAGAGTTATTAAAATTTATATATTCATTTGTATCTAATTTAGTTACATTAATGTTGATATTTACTTTAGTTTTTTTGCTAAATTCTAATAAAGTTGTATTTATGTCATTGCCGCTAAATTCGAATATATAATTTATTAGTGTGTCTAAAAAAATATCGTCAATTATGTGATTTTTAGATAAATTAGATATATTATAAAAATCGTATCTTACTATTTCTTTTAGTTCGAGATCCATAAATTTTGATAATATTTCTTTTGGTGTACACCCGGCTAAATAAAGAATTCCAATTAGAGAACCTATTGAACAGCCGTAAAAATTTTTTAAATTTAAAAGATTATTTTCATGTAAATATTCTAAAACTCCTATAAACATTATACCAGAATAACCCCCTCCTCCAATAAATAGATCTTCCATTTGAATATTTAATTATATTATACTTAAAACAGAAATAGTCTTTAATTTACTTACTTATTTATTTATAAAAGTATTGTTAATCAAATATTCAATATATATACCCTTAAATCCTTGTAAATAATTATTTTTTTCTTCCCATTCTGTATTATGTCCAACTGTTTTACATATAGAATGTGCTAATTCATGTAATAACGATGTAATAATAGTATCAGCGTCATATGGAACATTGTTATCGTCATAAACCCTGATTCCAATTTCTCTACCCTTGTCATAATTCCACGCTAAAATCTGAGAATCTCCATTTATTAATTCTATAAAACTCGTATTTTGTAATTTTGAATGTAATCTTTTACCGTCGTTTTCGTTAATTTTTTTTGCTAAATCGTGAGATATATAAATAACTACTTCTATTAAATTTGCCACCTTTGTACTACGAGCCTTAAAAAGTCTTCCGGACTTGGAAGTAAATGAATATTTACATGGTTCAAATACAATATACAATAATACTAAAATTATCAGGATAATTAAAATATTCATTAATTACTATTTATTACTATACCTATATTTATAATTTATATATTTAATTAAAAGTGAAACCGTGAATTATAAAGTATATAAAATTATAGCATATATAAAATTATAAATAGGTGTAATGGATACTTTCATACGTAATCAATACAATACTTGGGATTCAAATACTTCAGAATTACAATACCAGATATTATCATGGGAAGCATTTGATGAACCAGACGAATATTCAGACGAAGAAGATCCAATAATAAAATATAATATTTACACATTTGGTGTAAATAAAAACGGAGAGTCTGTTTGTGTAAGATTTGAAGATTACCAACCATATCTATTCGCACTTGTTCCAGAACACCTACAAAAAACATTTGACGAATATAAGAAAAAAGAGTTTGAAAAATACATTAAGAATAAATTGTATAAAAACAGGGACGATTTAGAATTGGTTTCAATCGTAGAACGTAAAAAGTATAAAGGATTTACAAATGGAAAAAAATACAAATTTATTAAATTCGTGTGTAAAAATCTAAATACTTTCAATAAACTGAAATACATACTTAATCCAAAAACTAAAGGTAGTTTACCGAAAATAATTTCTATAGACGTCAACCCATTGAAATTTGATCTATATGAATCTAATATCGAACCATTTTTACGCTTTACTCATAAAATGGATATTAAAATGGCCGGGTGGGTATCTGTCAAAAATCCACAGAGAAATAATAATATTTCTAGGTGTCAACACAGCTACACGTCTAGATACAACCAGGTTTCTCCCCTTGATTTTCAAGAAGTTGCTAATCTAACATTGGCTTCTTGGGATATAGAGGCATTTTCTCATTCAACACGATACGATAACATAAACGAATTTCCTAATCCAGAAAATGAAAATGATATAATTACCCAAATTGGTACAAGTTTATATAAATTTTCTACAAAGGAAAGCATAAAACATATGGTGACTATTAAAAGCCCAATTGACAAATGCTGCGATCCAGTGGATGGTATAATAATCGAAGAGTATGATTCAGAAAAAGAACTAATTATAGGTTGGGTAAAATTTATTATGAAAACAGACCCTGATATATTAATTCAATACAATGGTTATAACTTTGATTGGAAATATATTCACGAAAGATCTAAAGTTCTAGGAATTGAATACATCCTCGAAAATCTCAGTAGAATTGAAAGCAAACCTGCTCATATTCACGAAGATCAACTTAATACTTCAGCTTATGGAGACAACACGATGAAGTACATTAAGGTTTATGGTGTAACTCAGTTTGATTTGATGTTTGTTATTAAAAAAGAACACAAACTAGAATCTTATAAACTTAATAACGTTGCCGAACACTTTATCGGGGATAAAAAAGATGATCTCTCTCCAGCAGATCTTTTTAATTTTAATACTTCTACTAAAGATAAAATTGCGCTCGTAGTAAAGTATTGTGCTCAGGATACATGGCTTCTTATAGAATTGATTCTAAAACTTCGAATTATAACTAATATGATCGGCATGTCAAATATTACTATGGTACCTATTCAATACATTGAACTTCGTGGACAACAAATTAGAGTTCATACACAAATAGCATATGAAACTAAAAAAGACGATTTTCTAATCCCGGCTGTAGATTATAAACCGTTCGACACAGAAGATGAAGAAAAATTTACAGGCGCCACAGTTTTGGAAGCAACGCCGGGGGCTCATTTTGTACCAATCGCCGGTCTCGATTTTGCTAGTTTGTATCCATCTATTATGATTGCACACAATTTTGATTATTCAACTATAGTAGAAAACACAGAATTTGATAATTTAGAAAACGTAAATTACGAAACAATTAAGTGGGAAGAGGGAGAAGTAAAATTCGCTCAAAACCATAAAGGCGTTATGCCTAAAATTTTAGAAAGACTATGGAAAGAACGTAAATCTATTAGAAAACAGATGAAAACTCTTCTTTCTGAAGATCCATTATATGAAGTTTTAAACGGTGTACAGCTAGCAATCAAAGTGTCAATGAACAGTATTTACGGGTTTACTGGAGCAAAATACGGAAGACTACCAAATAAATTAATTGCCGCGTCAGTAACTGCATGTGGACGTCAAATGATTGCACATTCTAAAAAATGCGCAGAAGAATGGTACGACTGCGAAGTAGTTTACGGAGATACAGACTCGATCTATGTAAAATTTAAGAGCGACTTCAAGGGTCAAGAACATATGGATTATGTTTTTAACATAGCACCAGAATGTGCGAATAGAATATCAGCGACTTTTAAAAGTCCGATAGAATTAGAATTTGAAAAAGTAATGTATCCATTCATTTTATACTCTAAAAAGCGATATGCGAGTTTATTTTGGACGAATCCCAAAAAATATGACCACATCGATTACAAGGGAATTCAAGTTGTACGCAGAGATAATTGTACATTTGTCAGAGAAAATTCTAAACAAATATTTGAGTACATCTTTCTTAACAATAAAGTTTTAGAATATTCTTTTGAAAATGTTGACGAGTTAATAGAAACAAGCAAAGAATTCGCAAGAGAAAAAATAAGAAAACTAATTAACGGCGAAGTTCCTATGAAAGAATTACTTTTATCTAAGAGTCTTAGAGCTGGATACGCATTTGATCGTAAAGCGGTCTGTTCAGAATGTACAAAAATTTATTATGAATTGAATGTATTAGCCAAAAAAGAGATGGATATAACCGTATTGACAAAAAAATCTGTAGACGAATTTATTAAAAATACACACATTTGTCCGAGTTGTGAGAAAGAAACTACATTCGAAAAATGTCCAGCAAATATTCCACACGTAGCATTGGCTAGAAAAAGAGAATTTCGCGATAAAATGGATAAAGTAGCTTCTGGAGATAGGGTTCCATATGTTTTTGCGACATATGAAAGCACGAAACAGTTTGAAAAAGTGGAAGACCCTAATTATGTAATAAAAAATCGGATTCCAATAGATTATATATACTACTTTGAACACCAGTTAAAATCCGCACTCGAAACAATTTTTACACCAATGTTAAACGATGTATCAGAATTATGGAAAGATCTCATTCCGCAAAAACAGAAAAAAATAAGAAAATCTAAAAGTAATGTGTAAATGTAATGTGTAAATCAGTAAATTAAATGTAAATGTAAATGTAAATGTAAATGTAATGTAATCGTTAAAAATTGCTAATTTATAATTTACTTAAAAAGCAAATTAGCAATTTGTATGAATTAGTACATTATAAAACCATGGCTATTGAAACTAAACTTGCTATTTTTAAAGACAAATACGATCTTTCGGATGAAGCGATAACCGAACTCAAGACAATTTTTGACTCAATAATTGTAGACTTTGCGCATAAAATTATTAATAACGAGTCTTCTAAAAAAATTCCTAAATTAGACACGACGCCCGTAATTTACTCTGAAAAGAAGTTTGCAACTAAAATTGCCGCAGAATACGCGGCAGAATGTAATGTCACATTGGAAGAAATTCCAAGCGAAACTGGAAAAGTTACAAAAAAAGATGTAGAGAAATATCAGAAGGGGAAAACGGGTGTCAAGACCAAAAAATCTAAAAATGAAATTGTAAGTGAAGACGAAAATGAGATCGAGTCTAAATCTAAACCCGGATCTAAATCTGGAACTAAATCGGCATCTGGGTCTAAAATTACAACCGCATCTAAAACCGATTTTGAAACTGAAAACGAATCAGGGTGTGAAACCAAAAAAATTATTTCTAAAAAGGACAAAGGTACTGTAAAGCAAAAATGTAATGGGATTACAAAAGATGGGAATCCGTGTAATCTTAACGCCACCAAAAATCCGGATGGATCAAAAAAATGCTACTGCTTTAGACACGCAATTGACTGGAAACAGTATGAAGTTTCTTCGGATTCGGATTATGAAAAAGATGAAGAAAAAGCTGAAGACATTTTAATTCAAAAAGATATTGATACAGTAGAGTCTGATTAAAGTTTCATAATGTAAGCTAGAACATAATACGGTGGCATATTATTATGTGGTTGATTACCACCTTGTAAATCGGATGCACGGTTTACCCAACGCGCCTTTTGATTTCCGGCGACGTCTCGGCCACCCTGTAAACCTCTTTCTTCATGTTCCATTGTGGCATAATTGTGAGCATGTTGAGGCATTTGCTCAAATGTTAACCTTACATTTTCTTCTCCACCCGAAGCACCAAGACTTTTACCGGCTCCTTTTCCTAAAATAAATCTACCACTCAAGTTAGGAGTGCCATTATCGCCATCACATAATGCCCATCCAGTTGGGGCTCTTTCTCCATTCCAAGCAACAATCATTCCTCTAGGCAATACTAATAAATTATAAAGTTTCGCATATGCTTCTTTTATTCCATTATTAATAGGAGTCCACATATAAGCTTGTAAATCTACGGTTCTTAAATTTCCAGTAGCATCAAAAAGTGTAGCATAACCAGGCGATGAAACGTTAACAAAATTATCTGTAATTTCTGTAACCGCTAAATTTTCTCTATTTACAACTAAATATATTACAACAAATATTAGAATTATTGAGAATATAAATCCGGACGCAATTAATAATTTATTACTCATTTATATAATATAATATATAATAAAAGAAATATTAATTTAATTTAATTTAATATTTAATTTAATATTTCTTTTATTTTAAACTATGAGTGGGCATTCAAATTACACAATAAAAGAAATAAATGTTTTAGTAGATTCAAGAAGTAGCGCTTATGGCGATGTATATGATATAGATTTAAACCAAAATTTAATTTCAGCAGAAAGAGACCAGTTAATACGAATTAATCTAACTTATTTCAATATGTATAATAATTTACATAGTATAAACTTTAGGAATGGAAAATTTAGAGCAACTTTTTTTAGTTCTGGAAATACCCCTGTTATAAAAAATTCTGCTATAAATTTTCAAAATTATTACTCTATTCATGAAATAGCTAGTGATTTTGCTGTAAAATTAGGATTATTATGTGAGGAATTTACACAATTACAATTTGTAGTTAAAGACATTAAAAATACAATTTTAAATCGTTTTATTCCATTCTTAGTAAATGGAGGAATAGATTCTACCCCGGGTAGAGCTTCTCACGATGGTAACCATCTATTGGAAATATCTTTAGAAACTTTAAACGGTGAAAAACACAATATATCGGACATAAAGATTACTTTCGAAGACAGCGACTTATACTTAATTCTCGGGGGTCTTAAAACTCCTGAAAATGAAACGTCGCTGTTAGTTACAATGGATGAACAAAATATTGATGTCAAGGGTTATTTTCCAATGCAAAGAATTTCGGACAACAATATATGCTTACGATGTGATGTTATTGGAAATAGTTTTGCTAGTCCAATTTCAAACAATGGAGATACCGCAGGAATAGGTTCCGTACATTACGGATCTGATATATTAGGAATATTTAATACAGATTGTGAGATGATAGAATACATAAATTGTAATAATATTTTTAGTGGTAATGTTAAAGATGGGTGTCTAAGAAAATTTACATTATTTTTAACAGATTCTAAAAATAGAAAATTGATTACACCTAGTCCAATTGGTACAGCGGCTGGTTTACAAAATACATCTGGAGATTTTATTCAGAATCAAAATACGCAAGGAAATCTGAGTTTTAAAGCCCTGTTAAATATTGAATTAATACAATTAAGACGGAATATAAGATAAGATGAGATTAGATGAGATTAGATAATCGTTTAACTAAGAGCTCGCATCCACGTTATGCCAAATGCTACCACCATTGAGCTTACAAAAATAGTTAATAATTGCCCAGATGAGTCAACTGTACTTAAAAAATTTAAAAATAAACCTAGGGCAATTGGAACGAATATGGGATGGGGAAGAATCATTTCGAAAGACATAATTATTATATTATATTATATTATATAAAATAAAAAAAATATATATATAATTAAAAGATTACAATATGCCTTCCCCATTTTTGAGATCTGACGCGACCCTAATAAAAATTGCTCAAGAGTACATAGACGCGGGGTTCGTAGATATACCGGATGATGAAGTTGTGCATTTGATACATTTTGGAATTGACATGAAAAGATTATTGATGATAATGACAAAATTACTCAAACTAAACAAGGCAATTGAAGATGTTAAATATAGCCCATACATAGGTCCTATTGACCCAGTTATAAGCGGTACTTTAAAAAATGAATTTAAAGAGTTAAATAGGAAATATAAAAAGTCTCCGTTATTTAATGTAAAGCGCCCAAGAAGGGGTCGTTCTGTTGTTCCTCCGAGTTCAGGACCAAGACGAGGACGTTCTGCTGGTCCTCCGAGTTCAGGCGCAGGTCCTTCAAGTTTTGGAACACCGCGGTATATAACTGTTAACGGCCGAAAGCGTAGACTTTATAGAGGATTATATGGCGGCATTTATTATAAAAATACTTCTGGTAAGAAAATTTATTTAAATTTAAAACCGAAAATGAAAATGAAAATGAATAAAATTATTAAATCGGCCGACGGAATCTCAGTAACTGGGTGGAAAAATATTTTAGATTTTTATGAAAAATCGAATCACAAAATTACATGGGTACACTCGCCTACTAGAGTTTTAAAGATGGTTAAAATTGGTGATATGATCGAATTTACTGTCAAAACAGATGATTCTGGAGAAATGTATGATAAATATTTAGACATAATTGTTAGTCCAGACGACGACGGAAATTATCCCGTTTCAATTGATGGTAAAAAATATTTAGTTGCCGGTAATGTATACGACGCTAAGAACACTTTCAGTTATGTTCATGGCGCACCAAGTGCATTCGATCCAGGAAGGAGTTGGTATGTATATAAATTCAAAACTCGAATTAATTTAACGGAGGTATAAATGTAATTGTAAATGTAAATGAATATAAAAATTAAATACATCATTTAATAAATGTCGCATTTAAGTTTTAGTTTACGCCGCGTCCAAAAAGAAATTGAAAATTTTAAAGCTAAAAAAAATACTCATAAATTAGATTTTTTCGATAGTTTAAAGTTTGAAATATTATCACAAAACAAAAAAAATTACCTACTGATTTACGATAAATATTTAGATCTTTTTACACAGTTGGAAATAAATCAATGTTATCCATTTAAACCTTATAATGTTACATATCTAAAGTTCAAGAACAGTCTTCCATATTTAAATAATTTAAATAATTTTACTGAATTATTTAAAAATAGAGACAAAACAATTTATATTTTTTTCTTTAAATGTATGTACTCAATTAATCCTAAGTTTTTGAATTTAGACAAAAACGAATGTTACTGTTGTAAATCACTTATTTGTACAAACGAATGGTGTCCAAGTTTTACTTTTACAAATTTACTTTTAGAACAACTTGAAATCAAATTTATGGAATGTTATTCATCCAATCTTGGATATAAATATATCAAAGATATATACAATAATTTATTTTTTAAATTGCCTCCAGATGTAATATTGAATATAATAAATTTAATTTAATTATGTATTATTTGAGGTTTAATCATGAATGTATTAGTTTCTTTACAAAAAATATTTTTTTCTTCCAATTGTTCCATAACCCATTCAGGGGGTTTATGTAATCCAAACCATTTATCGACTAATATTCTATTTACTGAAAAATATCGACATTCTTCATTATCTCCGATCGGAAAATTTAATCTATAACACCCAATAGTAAAGTAAACATCTTCTGGATCTGTTAAAAAATCTTTTGAATTTTCTACCGATTTCACTGTTCCAAATGTTTTAATTATATTAATCATATCCAATCTTTTTCTTAAGGATAGACCACCGTTAAAATTTCTATAATCAGGATATATATTCTCTCTTTGTAATTCTTCCCAACCATGATCCATATTTCCACCAATATAACTTTTATTCATATTCATAAAAAAATCTATATTATAAGGTGGTTTATTTAGAATATAAGTATCTGCTTGAAATGTGAGAACAAAATCTCCATAAAGATTTTCCCACAACTCCGATGTTTTCATAAAATCGGAATATTCAGTTATTCTAAAATTGTATACATCTAATTCTCTTATCTCTATATCATTATACAGATGTTTTGTCATTTCATTTTTTAAACCTTTTCCACAATAAAATACTATTTTCCAATTATCTCCTAATTTTTCTCTAAAATCATTTATTAAACTAGGTAAATAATTATTATTTCTTGGATCAACAATCAGGGCCGTGTTACACGTACATTTACATTTACAATTAGACCACAAAATATTATTACTATATTCGTGAAACATCGAAATTAATTTTTGTCTTTCTTTTTCTAAGAAATTAATATTTATATTATCCTTTTCGATAAATATTAATTCATCTGTATCTATATTAAATTCTACCACATTTTCAAATTTATACATTTCATTATTTTTATTACTAATTATCAATGGTGTTAAAGTAGAAAACGAAAGAGGAATACACCCAGACATACTATAACCGTTGATATGGTCTATATTTTCAGTTATATCTGTTAACATATAATCACAATTTTTAATAGCATCCAGCATAACTGGTGTATGAGAGGAGATTAATTCAAATATTGTAATATTTGAATTTTTCACATATTCTTTTTTAAATAGTCTAACTCTACATATAATATATAAGTTAATCTTTTGAGTACTGCTTAACCTGTTTATTATATTATAATTGTAATTGCGCGTACCACCCACACAACAAACATTAATATCAGCATTTTTTTTAATTTCATTTTTTTTACCATCTACGTCAAAAATTGTATAACATGGAATAGCATAAATTTGATTTCCCGTTAAAAAGGGTCTAATTTTTAAATTATTTGTAAATCCTAAACGTCTTATTTTTTCAGAGTGATTAATCGATATACATTTTGAAGTAATCCACGCTTCTTTAAATTTTAAGTCGTCGTCTGTTGTTATAAATACCAAATCAAATAAATGTTTAGATTTTTCAAATTCATCTATTTTTTTTATTTCAAAATTATAAATTTTATTTTCAAATTTATCTTTATAAAATTCAAGCCACCCAAAATCAAAATTGGTATCTGTAAACGCAAATATAGTTAACTTATAATTATGTATTTTAGAGTAGTGTATTATATATCCAAACATTTCATAGTGAAAATCCAAGGAGCTAAAAATAGCTATTTTTTTATTAATATCGATATTAATATTTTCATTTTCATTTTCATGTTCATTTTCATTTAGTCCCAACAGTGAAGACCAAGTTTTTGCACGATTTTTCCATGAACAGGTAATTGCATATTCTTTACCATTTTTACGGAGTATATTTTTTCTTTCTTCAAATAAACTTAAAAGTGTATCGATTTCAGTACCCTTCTTAACTTGAACACCATAATCGCCGATAGTTTCTACCAATCCGGCATTGGGGTAATATAGACAAATTACATTATTCATTAACATTTCCATTGCAGTTATACAGCTTGTTTCTGGAAACGTATTTGTATATAACCAATATTCAGAAGTTTTCATCAATTTATATAATTGGGCTGTATTCAATTGTCCGTGATGAACTATAGAGTCAAATTTATCAATTATTTTTTTCATATCTAAATCTGTATCATTTGCTGGAAAAACTTTGTAACTACAAATATCTAATGTAGCGTCCGGTATTTCTTCCAAAATTTCGGGCCACATTTTTAATATTATATCCAAACCTCTCTCACTACAGGAAGACCAAATGAATTTATTTTTAATTTTAATAATTTTATTCAATTCGTCTGTTTCAAAATCGGGAAGATTAATTCCGTTGTTTATTATTTTAAAGTTTGTATTCTTTATAATATTATGGTGATGTATCAAGATACTTTTGTGCCATTCTGTAAGACACATTATATAATCAGTGATTTCAATATATTCTTCTAAAATATTATCTTCCAATTTCAGCGGATAAGAAAGAAACATTGTGTCATGTGGATAGAGAACTAGCTGATAGCATTTATAGTCTTTAAATTTTACAAAAAATGAAACATATCTTGAAATAATTATAGTGTGAAATTTTGTTGTATATAATAATTCTTGTAAATTTTCACGATTGACATATTCAATATTATCAATTTCTTCTTCAAGCTGATCTCCCGCGATGTAAATTTTATAATTTTTAGGTAAAGATTTAGATAGATAAATCACGGCTTTCTCAGAACCACCAAGAGATTTTGAATTTAATGTACTAGAATTCCATAAAGATTCCATATATCCAGTATAAATTAAAATTTTATCAGAGGCCTCTTCGAGTTTAATTTTATGTCTTATTTTCATTGTCGATTTTTCATTTTCTATTAATTCAGATATATTATCTAACTTGTATATTTTTTTAATGTAATTAGACATAATCTTCCATAAATTTAAAATAATTTCTTTCTTGGAACTGTAATATAGTTTAAATAAATTTAATAATTTATCTAAAAATGCCCTGTTATCAGGATCTAAATGTATATTATATGCATAACACTGAAAATTATGAAGTGTAATTTCTATATGTACATCCTTTAAAATTAAATATTTACAAGAGTAATAACCACTCATCCATTCGGAGATATTTGCACATGCTATAGAATTTAAATAATGATTTTCGTGAATATTTGAAACCGTCAAAAATAATTTTGTTGACATATCTTTAATTTCAAAATCTTTAATATTTTCATGAAGACAATTAAGGGCAAACCAATTTTTAGAATTGTAATAATAATTCATAATTTTTGATACAGATTCTCTTCGTTCCTTGTCGTATGTTATGGCCTTGTACCAATATATCAAGGCGTCTTCCATCATATTTAATTTTTCGTATAGGTCTCCTGTATTTAACGCGGAAACGTATTTTTCTTGTATCCACGTATCGTGATCCATTAGTTTTTTGTAATATAAAATCGCATTATGTATATCTCCACAATCTTTGAATGAATTAGCACAATAAAATGTATATCTTGCCAATAAATCGCTATCTTCTCTTTTTTTATTTGAAGATTCAATTAGATCTATTTCAGTTTTTAATAATATAGCATCTTTCAAGTATTTATTTGAATTTTTACTCCTGTTTCCCTCCCTACCAGACAGGATAAAATATTCGCCTTCGATTGTTATACCGCCCGTAACATCTTCTAACGCAGACAAATATTCATGTAATATACCCTTAAATTTCCATCTTTTCCTATTATTAATTATAAGCGGTCTTACATATTTAAATTCGGTAGTTCCTAAAAATAAATTATACATGTCACCCGTTAATACGGGTATATTAAGATTACCAATAATACAGTCGTCTGCGTCAAATATTAATAAGTAATCTGTTTTATTAAATGCTGCTTGAAGCGCCAATGTTCGATTATAACCAAAATTTTTCCATTCATGATTATATATTTCGCCTTTAATTTTTTTTTTATTGAAAAAATCAATAACGATATCGATTGTATTATCTACTGAACCGGTGTCGCATATTACAAAATAAGAGAATTTTATATAACTACATAAATTTTCAAGGGTTTTTTCTATTATATGAGATTCATTTTTAACAATCATGTTTAAACATACAGACTGATTAATGTCCATAATTATTTTTATGTATTATTTAAACCTAAACTTTAAATTATTTTATTTTATTTTATATTATTTCATTTTTTTAATTTCATTTCATTTCATTTCATTTCATTTCATTTCATTTCATTTTTTTTAATTTTAAGTTTTTTTTTAATATTATATTATGTTAATATAATATAATATAATATGCCACCTCAGAGAGAGACACCTTTAAATTTATCCGGTATAGACTCGTGCCCACCGGTAAATGTCACAGTAACAGGAGTTGCCGGACCAGCTGGAGAGGCTGGGCCAGCGGGAGAACCTGGTCCAGCAGGAGAAGCTGGTCCACAGGGAGCAGTCGGAGAAGAAGGTCCACGAGGACCACCTGGTGGTGAACAAGGTATAGGTTACGAACCTTTGCCAAGCTGTACATATAACGAATTTACACCTGGTATTAAAACGTTTCAAGTTCCGAATTCTACTACAAATGCCTTTATAGCTGGTATGTACATTCGTATGCGCGACGTAACTTATCCAACGTGGTATATGAATGGTATGATAATTTCATACGTTGGAACTACGCTGACTGTAGACGTAGACTCTGTGACACTCGGGGAAGATCTTGAAACTTGTATACCATCTACAAGACCATGTGGTACAGTCGGTACAATTGCTAATCACTGCACACCGAATCCAGCAGCTACATCGTTGACTACAATTGGTAGCTCGTGTACACCTTGTACAACAGGTCCGCCAATTATAACGTATACAAGTAATAGCAGAAACGAATTCGCAACCACAAATCAAACATTTATAATAGAAGGTGTTGCAACTGGAGTTTTTAGTGCCGGTATGGATATTCGCGCTACCGATTTCACTTATCCATCCTGGTATATGGACGGTATAGTAACTGGATACACCGGAAATAATTTAAATGTTAGTATAGAATCTGTACAAATCGGTGCTGGGGAGATTACAAATGAATTGTTCAGTCACACATCTTTTAAATTTGAGACGGGTATTAAAGAATTTTTGGTTGAAAATACTACTACAGTAACTGCATTTACTAAAGATACAACAGTTAGAATAACAACTCCTAATAAGTCTATAGTAACAACAATGAACGGTACTGTACTTTCTTTCGTGGGTAATATTCTTAGAGTAAATGTAGAAAATGTAAGGACTGCAACGGGGTTCGCACCATATACTTTATTCGTCTGTGATTGGTGTATACAAGCACTTGTAAATAACGACAGGAACTCGGGTAATAACTGGAGAATAAGTATACGAGATCCAATAGGTCTTACCAGCAACACTCGCGTCCCGTTCGATAGAGGTAATAAAATACTTAATATTACAGATGGTCCAACGGGCAACTTTGCAATTGCTAGGGGTGTAAGAATAAGTGATAAAACTTATTCTACTTGGTACATGGAAGGTATAATATCAGGGTATACCGGATCAACTGGGGCAACTGGAACTAATTTAGTAGTAAATGTAGATAATACAGTTAGAGGAAATCCATCGAATATTATTTATGAACTGACGAGTACATCTGTAAACAGATTTAGTATTACTACAAAAACATTTGTAGTTCCGATTTCTAAGACCATATCAGCGTTTACAAAGAATAGTTCAGTTAAAATACGCGCCCTTAATATGCCAATCGCTACCGAGATGTTAGGAACCGTAGATTCTTACATTGCAACTAATCTCGTAATCGTAGTTACAAGCCTCGTAAACCCACCAGGGTGTGACACTTATCCGGATGATGTAAATAATTGGCACATAGAGGCAACCCCAGTCACTCCAGTATTATCTGGTAGCGATTGGTTTGTTACACTACGTAATCCAGACGGTGCAAGAAGTGACGACCGTCAGCGATTTTTAATTGAACCAAAAACATTTACAATTCAAGACGGTCCAACTACGGCCTTTATAGTTAATAATTTGATTCGAGTTAAAGACAGGACATATCCGTCTTGGTCTATGGACGGTAGAGTAAACGCGACTTACTCATCACCCACTTTGAGCTTAACTATAGTACAGATAAATAACGGTTCTGAAACAACGAATATAATTAATAAATTAACAAGTACATCTTCATTTAAGTTTGATACAAATCCAAAAACATTCACAGTTCAAAATATTAAAACTCTACATTTGTTTACTAAAGATACACCTGTCATAATTACAGCACGTGGCATGTGGATTGGAATGACTATGAAAGGGATAATAGCCACGTATATTGGAGATAAATTGACAGTCACATTCCCTAGTAACGGAGTCACTACAGCAGATGGGTTTGTTTTGTATCCGGATTTTGTAAATAACTGGAATATTGAAGCACTGGGGTGTGACGACGACATAGCTGGCGGTGATTGGGTTATATCAGCTTCTCCTTTAACTGTACCTGACTCACCAACGAATGTGGAAGCAATATCACGGACGGGTTCTGCAATTGTCTCATGGACCGCTCCTATAAACAACGGAGGAGCACCTATACAATCTTATACTGTATCAGGGGTGGGATCTACGCCCCCGATTACACTTACACCTCAAATTACACCCGATGCTACAACATCCCTGACTATAAATGGATTATCAAACACACAATCTTATACGTTTACTGTGAAAGCTACCAATTTAGTAGGCATCTCAACCACATTTGCTACGTCTAATGTGGTACTTCCGGGTCCATCACCACTTGCTCCGACGGGAGTAACAGCAACTGCTGGGAACAATAGTGCTACTATAAGATGGAACCCACCTTCACCTGTTACTGGAGCAGATATTTCTGGTTATACTGTAAGAGCAACATATGTACTCCTAGGAATAACGTATACACAAGATTATACAGCTTCCTCTACATCAAGGATTTTAACTATAAATCCAACAGATGTAAATCCAATTGTTAATGGTAGATCTTATACATTTACTGTAATAGCAAACACAATTAGAGGTCCGGGAGAAAGATCTACACCACCTACAACAGCTGTAGTACCAGGTCCAGCACCGATTGCACCAACGATTTCATCTGTGGTAGTTGGTTCATTAGAAGCAGTTATAACATGGGGCGCAGTAGCTACTGCAACGGGATATACAATCAGAGGAACAGATTCTGACGGCGTTCTGACAGAGGTCGGAACTACAGCCCTTTTAACTAAGACTATATCAGGCCTAATAAACGGTAAAACTTACACATTTACAGTAGAAGCATCCACCGCCACAACTACTGGACCTATGGGTTCTTCTTTGCCAATATTAATACTAGGACCTAACGTTCCAACGGGTGTAACAGCGACCGCTGGTGATGCTAAAGCTACTGTAAGATGGACCCCACCAACATCTGTTCCTGGTATAATTGTATCTGGATATATTGTAAGAGCAACATATACAGTCGATGATACATACATAGATTACCCAGCTGCAAATACTGCAAGATCTCTAATTTTAAGCTCGCCTGCATTAGTTAATAGTAGGACGTATACATTTACAGTACAAGCGGTTACTCAGAGTGTTGCCGCCACATTTACCACGTTTAGGTCGCCACCAACTACAACACCTGTAGTACCGGGTACAACACCGGGAGTTCCAACTAATGTAACAGCGGTAGCGGGTCATCTTTCGGCGATTGTATCGTGGGACGCCGTAGCTACCGCAACTGGATATACAATCAGAGGAACAGATTCCGATGGTGTTCCGATACAACCAGTAACTACAGCCCTTTTAACTAAGACTATATCAGACCTAATAAACGGTAAAACTTACACATTTACAGTAGAAGCAACTATTTCTACATCTCCTACTATAGCAGGGCCCCCAGGTTCTTCGTTGTCAACATTAATAGTTGGACTTCTAGCACCAACTGGTGTTACAGCAACAGCTGGTGATGCTAAAGCTACTGTAAGATGGACCCCACCAACAACTGTTATTGGTATAAATGTATCTGGCTATACTGTAAGAGCAACATATGTAGTCGATAATACATACACAGAATACCCAGCTGCGCCTACGGCAAGATATCTAATTTTAAGCTCGCCTGCATTAGTCAATGGTAGGTCTTATACATTTACAGTTGTAGCAAATACAATGGTAGACAACGTGTCTTCTCCAGGGGTTGTTTCGGATCCAACAACACCTGTAGTACCGGGTCCAGCACCGGTTGCGCCAACGATTTCATCTGTGGTAGTTGGTTCATTAGAAGCAGTTATAACATGGGGAGCAGTAGCTACTGCAACTGGTTATACAATCAGAGGAACAGATTCCGACGGAGTTCCGATACAACCAGTAACTACAGCCCTTTTAACTAAGACTATATCAGGCCTAATAAACGGTAAAACTTACACATTTACAGTAGAAGCATCCACCGCCACAACTACTGGACCTATGGGTTCTTCTTTGCCAATATTAATACTAGGACCTAACGTTCCAACGGGTGTAACAGCGACCGCTGGTGATGCTAAAGCTACTGTAAGATGGACCCCACCAACATCTGTTCCTGGTATAACTATATCTGGATATATTGTAAGAGCAACATATACAGTCGATGATACATACATAGATTACCCAGCTGCATCTACGGTAAGATCTCTAATTTTAGACACGCCGGCATTAGTAAATGGTAGGTCTTATACATTTACAGTACAATCGGTTACTCAGAGTGCTGCCGCCACATTTACCACGTTTAGGTCGCCGCCGACTACAACACCGGTAGTACCCGGTACAACACCTGGGTTAACAACTAATGTAACAGCGGTAGCGGGTCATCTTTCGGCGAATGTATCATGGAATGTCGTAGCTACGGCAACCGGATATACAATCAGAGGAACAGATTCCGATGGAGTTCCTATACAACCAGTAACTACCACCCTTTTGACCGCCCCTATATTCGGATTAACAAATGGTAAAACTTACACATTTACAGTAGAAGCAACTATATCTACATCTCCTACTATAGCAGGGCCCCCAGGTTCTTCTTTATCAACATTAATAGTTGGACTTCTAGCACCAACTGGTGTTACAGCGACCGCTGGTGATGCTAAAGCTACTGTAAGATGGACCCCGCCAACAACTGTTCCTGGTATAAATGTATCTGGATATACAGTAAGAGCAACATATACAGTCGATAATACATCTACAGATTACCAAGCTACATATACGGCAAGATATCTAATTTTAGACACACCCGCATTAGTCAACGGTAGGTCTTATACATTTACAGTTGTAGCAAATACATTAGTGAATAACGTATCTTCTCCTGGGGTTGTTTCGAATCCTACAACACCTGTAGTACCGGGTCCAGCACCGATTGCACCAACGATTCTATCCGCGGTTGCGGCATTTGCTACATTAGAAGCAACTATAACATGGGGGGCAGTAGCTACTGCAACTGGTTATACAATCAGGGGAGCAGATTCCGACGGAATTCCGACAGCAGTCGGAACTACAACAACTCTTTTAACCAAGACTATAGCAGGACTAACAGCGGGTAAACTTTACATATTTACAGTAGAAGCAACTACATCTCCTACAGTAGCAGGACCTATGGGTTTTTCTTCGCAGATATTGCTTCTCGGCCCACCAACGGGTATTACAGCAACAGCTGGTAACGCTAAAGCTACTGTAAGATGGACCGCGCCAGTAATTAGTAATTCAAATTTGATTATATCTAGTTATACCGTAACAGCAATAAGTACAAATGCTGGAATAGTAACTAGGAATCCGTATACAACTACTACATCTACGGCAAGATCTCTAATTATAGACACACCATTATCGCCTCTATTAGTCAACGGCACGTCTTATACATTTACAGTTGTAGCAAACACCGCAAGTGGTTCTGGACAGATTTCAGACGAGACTACAACACCTGTAGTACCGGGTACATCACCCGGGATGCCAAATAACGTAACAGCGGTAGCCGGTCACCTTTCGGCTATTGTATCGTGGGACACCGTAGCTACTGCAACTAGTTATACAATCAGAGGAACAGATTCCGATGGAGTTCCAACAGAAGTCAAAACTACATCGCTTTCAACCACCCCTATATTCGGATTAACAAATGGTAAAACTTACATATTTACAGTAGAAGCATCCACTTCTACAAATACCGGACCCCCAGGTTCTTCGTTGTCAACATTAATAGTTGGACTTCTAGCACCAACTGGTGTTACAGCAACAGCTGGTGATGCTAAAGCTACCGTAAGATGGATCCCACCAACAACTGTTCCTGGTATAAATGTATCTGGATATACAGTAAGAGCAATATATACAGTCGATTATACATATACAGAATACCAAGCTACAAATATGGTAAGATCTCTAATTTTAGACACACCGGCATTAGTCAACGGCAGGTCTTATACATTTACAGTTGTAGCAAATACAAATGTTAACAGTGTATCTTATTCCGGGGTTGTATCGGATGCAACTACAACACCTGTAGTACCAAGTCTAGCACCGATTGCGCCAACTATTTCATCACCGATAGTCACCGGTCATCGACAAGCAACTATATCATGGGCCGCAGTAGCTGACACGGTCGGTATAACGGTAACTGGTTATATAGTAAGAGTTACAGATTCTTCCGGAGTAATTAGCGGACAAGATTCCACCGGAGCTGTAATTACAAGTACTGGTTTTACTACAACAAGTACAACAACGACTATAACTGGATTAACAAATAGTCAGACTTATACATTTACAGTAGAAGCAACTACTACTTCAACATCCGGACCTCTAAGCTCGGTACAAGTAATACCTGGTATCCTTGAACCAACTAATGTTACAGCAACAGCTGGCGACGCTAAAGCTACTGTAAGATGGACCCCATCGAATTCAGTTGCTGGAATAACTATATCTGGCTATACTGTAAGAGCAACGTATACAGTCGATAATACATACATAGATTACCAAGCTGCATCTACGGCAAGATCTCTAATTTTAGACACACCCGCATTAGTCAACGGTAGGTCGTATACATTTACAGTATTCGCAAATACAATTGTTAACAGCGTGGCAAGTGATTCAGGAAAAATTTCAGTCCCGACTACACCAGCTGTAACACCAGGAACAGCACCGGTTGCTCCAACCAACGTAGCAGGGATACACCAAGTAACTCCAACTGAAGCATATATATCATGGAATGCTGTGGCTACCGCAACTGGTTATATAATAAGAGGAAAAGACCCCAACGGAGTTCCGATACAAGTCCAATATACTACAACTGAATTGTATAAGACTATAACTGGATTGACCACTTACCTAAATTACACATTTACAGTAGAAGCATCCAATGGTACAACGGTTGGGCCTGAAAGTACATCAGTATCTGTGACACCGGGAAGCGCAATCGTTGGAACACTTGTAGCAGCACCGACATCCGTCGGTCCAAGTCAGACGTTTACATTAACATGTACATTCTCTAACGGAACTGCAGTCAGAGTTTATAGAAACGGTTCTATTTTAGTGACCGGTGGAAACAATTTCCAAGTAATCAACAGTGGTGTACCACTCACATTGGGTCCAATAACGAGTACAACCACTTATTATATCAGTGTGACAAATGTAAATGTGTCGTTAACAGCAGTGGTTTCAAATACAGTAACAGTCACATATGTCCCGTAATTTCTTTGCATGTAATATAAAAGTATAAGAACGTAAAATTGATATTTACATTTACATTTACATAAAAATAAATTTAATACTCGTATATGAATATTAAATTTATTTTATAAAATATTTACATAAAAATAATAACATGGATGATGAAAATGAAAATGAAAATGAAAATGAAAATGAAAATGAAAATGAAAATGAAAATGTAATAAAATATTATAGTACAAATTGGGTAATAAAAAGCGGATTATATTCTAGTACAAATTGGATTATCGAAAGTCGATTATATTCAAGTACATCTTGGATAATCGAAAGAAGACTATACTATAGTACAAATTGGAATATATTAATTAGACTACATTACAGCAATAACTGGACTATCGAAAGTAGACCATATTTTACTGATAATTGGACAATTCAAAGTCATCCATATTTTAATAGTAATTGGACGATCGAACACCTACTACATTACAGTGATAATTGGACTATCGAAATTAGACCGTATTTTAATGATAATTGGACTATCGAACATTTAATATATTTTAATGACATCTGGACAATAGAAAGTAGACCACATTTTAATGACAGCTGGACAATTGAAAGTAGACCACATTTTAATGACACCTGGACAATCGAAAGTAGACCACATTTTAATGACACCTGGACAATTGAAAGTAGGCCACATTTTAATTACACCTGGTCGATCGAAAAGTATCCACATTATTATGATACTAATTGGACAATCGAAAGTAGACCACATTTTAATGATATCTGGACAATCGAGAGGCACCCATTTATTAGTTATAATTGGATAATTGAATGTGTTCCATTTTATAGTATTAATTGGATTATCCAAGGATACGGAACACGGGGGGCAACTGGATCGATAGGGCCAATGGGGCCACAAGGAGCTACTGGTGCAACTGGGGCTGGAATACAGGGCCCTATAGGAGAAACTGGAGAAACTGGAGAAACTGGAGCAACTGGAGCAACTGGAGCAACTGGAGCAACCGGAGCAACTGGAGCAACTGGAGAAACTGGAGCAACTGGAGCAACTGGAGAAACTGGAGCAACTGGAGCAACTGGAGCAACTGGAGCAACTGGAGCAACTGGAGCAACTGGAGCAACTGGAGCAACTGGA